GGATTCGAACCCACGGTACGCTTGCACGCACGGCGGTTTTCAAGACCGCTGGAACCTGCCGAAATATGCTAGTTACAGCAGCAGGTTAGGCTGTTTTCTTCCGGCTCTTCCGGGGCCGTTCCGGTGTTCCGGGAGGAACATTTCGCGCGGCCTGGACCTTCTCCAGCCCCTCGCGAAGATCGTCCGTGGTCGCGTGCGAGTAGCGCCGGGTGGTCGCGATCGTCGTATGGCCGAGCAGGTTCTGAGCGAGCACGAGGTTGCCGGTTGCACGCAGGACATTCGTGCCGGCCGTGTGCCGCAGGTCGTGAACCCGAAGGTGGGGTTGGCCGATCTCAGCCGCCGCTGCCTTGAACGCCTTCTGGAACGCCTCATAGGCCACGGGGTATCGCTGGCCACGAATGCGGCCCTTGTCGGTCCGGCGGGCGATGTAGGTGAACACTGCATCGGGGTGCCGGCCGATGTTGTTGGCAAGGAGCACGATGGCGGCGGTCGTCAACGGCACTTCGACCAAGAGCCCGCCGGGGGTCTTCGACTTCACGCGCCACCGCGCTACGCGAGCGTCTAGGTCTACATCATCGGGGCGGAGCCAGCGGCCGGTTTCGGTCTGCATGGCATTGCCGGCGCGTGGCCCGACCATCACCAGCCAGTCGAACACGTCTCGGTAATCCTCGCGTATGGCCTCACGGAGCGCTGCGATGACCTTGTCGGGGATGGCCCGCACCTTCGGGTCCGGCTCGGCATCGATGGCGACGGTGAAGCGGGGGAGAGCGATCGGCGCATCCCACGCCTCGATCGCATAGCGCATGATCCGGCGAAGAATTTGCAGCTCGCGGTTGATCGTGGCCGGAGCGGGGAACTTGTTGCGGCGGTCAGGCACCAGCCGACGGCGCGCCGCATATTCTGTCAGGTGCTTGGTGCGGATGGCCGACAGGAGCGGGCCCTGCCCGTCGCGCTCCAGGATATCAGTCAAGAGGTCCTGCAGCGTCTCCATGCGCCAGAAGGTCGTCGCGGACTTGGCGTCATGCTGTCCCTTCTCGGACCACCAGAGCCCGAAGGCGCCGTTGATGGTGGTGTCGTCGCGAGGCTTTCGCGCCTCCTCCTTCAGCCGGCGCTCTACGCGCTCCGCTGCTGCCCGCGTCGTTTCTCCCGTAGACCCTGAAAATCGACGACCGGCGACGGTGAAGTCGTATTGCCAGTGCGGGCTTTTCCACTTCCCGTCTTTCGCTTTGGGCCGGTAGACCGACACGGGGCATCCTCCGATGGGCGGGTCAGATAGGCGACGATGATCGGGACTGTGTAAACACGGCGCTTACCTTTCGTGATCGGCTTGATCCTACCGTGGGCCACTTCCTCGTGGAGCGACTTCGGGTCGGTTCCAAGAATCTCTGCGGCGCGCGTGTGGCTGACCAGGAAGGCCTCGCCGAATGCTGCGGCGACACGGTCCACGATGCCTTGCGCTGCGCTCTCGATCGCGCTCATAGCCTCAGATCCTCCGCCAGCATCTCCAGGCAAGCCTGCATCGCCGCGCGGGCTTTATGGTTGGATTGGTTCCACCCGAGCGTTGCGCTGATCTCCGTGTCTGTCACAGTGTCGGTGACCGTCATCCGGTAGGGAGGACAGCCGGCGAACTGTCCGGACCGACGCGGGCGGGCCGTTGTGACCACGAACCGATCGTGCGCCTCATTCAGCCCCGCGATGATCTTGGCGCCGCTCATCCCTCACCCTCCGGTTGGCGGCGGGCGGACTCCACCTCTGCCAAGATATCGGCGAGCAACGCTTCCTGCGCCGCCAGAAGGCGGCGTTGCTCCGACACGTCTCGGATGCGCCGCCGGATCATCTCCTCGCCCGCTGCAAGATCGCTCATCGCGCCTGTTCCTCCATCGGGAAATCCTCGGGGTTCAGCGTCTCACCGGGCTCTAGGGCAGCGAGGGCGCCGGAGCGGGTGAGGCTGAACGTCGTTCGTTTTGCGCTCGGGATGATTTCCGCTAAACCCGCCTCACGCATGCGGACCCACTCGTCGTAACGGAGAGCGGCAAGTCCCCATGACACACCGCCTCGCATGGTGACGTCATCCGCATTCCGCGTGCTCCTCCCCGTGCTATTCGGTAGCCCGAGGGCGTGCCGGGCGAGGCGCTCCTGAGCGGGGGTCATCTGGTGCCCCCGTAGCTGATCAAGGGCGCGTCGGCGCGGATGTAGAGCGGGTGTTTTGGCGAACCATCGGTGTTGACGTGAAGCGCCTGGAGTCTCGGACCCAGCGTTGCCCTCACGGCTTCTCCGCGGCCGAGAAACGCACCGTGGGCGCCCCAACCGGCGACAACAGGGCCATCAGCCATCTCCACCGTCTGCCTGATACAGAGGTCATTGGCTGGCCCAATCGGGTCCGGCGCCGCACGCATGACCTTCGGATCAGTCGCGCGGTAGGCGAACAGGTTGACCACGTGGAGGCCCCCGCATCCCCACCGCTTAGCGAAGTCGATGCACCGTGAAATGGTGCGGTCGTTCGTGGTCTCATCTGCCGTGCTCGGGTTGAGCATCACGAAGACGGCTGACGGACCGTCGTCCCATCGACGCCAAAGCCGATAGCGGTAGGTGCGGCACGCTGAGAGGTGCGCCCCCGTTTCCGGGTAGAGGTTGATGCCCATCGCATCCCCCGCAGAAATGCAGGTCGTCATCGCGTCCCCTCCGGTGTCCCATAGTCTCCGTCCCGCTGGGCGGGGGCGGCTTCAGCGAGGGCGAGGCGGGTTCTTGAATCGCCCCATGCGTCTAGGTCAGGGTTTTCAGACAGCGGGTCTTCCGAAGCGCCAACGCCGAAACCTGCCTGCCACCCCTCCACGAAGGCGCCGCGGACAAGGCCCCGAAGCCGTTCGATCTCAGCAGCGGCTTCACGGAACTTGTCGCCGAACCTGGGACCGAACGATCGATCAATTTGCGTGCCGTATTCTCGGAACCGTTTCGCAATGTCGCTCATTCCCCGCCCTCCTTCTGAGGGGAGGGGCGGCGGAACGTCTCCCGCACCGTGACCCCGCCACAGCCGCAGATGTCCCATGATGTGAGCCCACCGGAGCAGCAGTAGTATTCGTCAAGGTCGCGCCTCCACACCTGGTCGCGCCACTCATCGAAGGCGCTCGCCAGGAACCCGCGAAGGATCGCCAGCTTGGTAATCATGTCTCGCATCCGTCCCTCCATCCTCATGGGTGGCAGCCCGCGCGCTCGACCACGCGCTTCCCATCCCGGCTTGGTCTAGCGGTAGAGGTGTGCAGCGGGTTTCCCCTTCCTCCCTCCGCCTCGCCTCACGGGCCATAGCCTTGTCTGTCGGACGCAGGCTGCCGCCGATGAGGGCCGGGGTTAGCCGGCTCTCTGGTGGGATTAGCCCTCGCGAAATGCTGTCCAATGCGGCGCGAGCGGCGGTTGATCCAGAGGGGTAAAGCGGCCGTCCATGAACTCTGCGAGTGGGCGGCGCCACTGGCCCATGTTGGCACACGAGATGTAGAAGACCGTCTCGGCGTAGCAGCCAACGACAGTGTAGATCCCGCGTGATTTCTCGTGGCGCCACACGCTGCCGGGCTCAGGTTTCGTTGCCGTCATCATCGTCTCCTTGTGAAAATCGCCGGGGTCACACGAGCACCGCCGTTCTAAGAAATGAGGCCATTTCTCTTCTTCCAGCAGTCCGCATGGTTTCACTCCGCCGCAAAAGCGGAGCCAGAGCCTTCGGTTCTAGAAGCTGTCACCGCGGAACTCGCGGCCAATCTTTCGAGGTTCAGCGCGGCGTTTAGATCGCGGTCATGGAGAGTGCCGCAGCTTCCGCACGGCCACTCGGACATGCCGAGCACGACGTTTCTGCTGACGGTGCCGCAGGTGCCGCACGTCTTGGTCGACGGATACCAACGATCCGCCACCACGACCTGTGTGCCGTACCACGCCGCCTTGTACGTGATCTGTCGGCGGAACTCGTGAAACGACTGGTCCATGATCGAGCGCGCCAGGCGACGGTTCTTCGCCATCCCGCGCACGTTCAGATCTTCGATCCCGATCACGTCGTTTTCGAGCACCAGCCGCGTCGTCAGCTTGTGCAAGGCGTCCCCTCTGATATTCGCGATCCTCGCGTGCAGGGTCGCCAGCTTCGTCCTTGCCTTGCGGCGGTTGGCCGAACCTTTGACCTTGCGCGAAAGCGAACGGGACAGGCGCCGTAGGCGCTGCAACAGCGCCTTGTGAGCCTTCGGCCCCGCCACCACCTCACCTGATGACAACGTGGCCAGCACCTTCACGCCGAGATCGACACCGCACACGCCGTTGGCTTTCCGGACGTGTGGTAGCGCGTCCCCGGTATCGACACTGATCGCGGCGAACCATCGTCCCGCGCGTCGGGAGATCGTGACGGACTTCACCTGTCCGTTGAACCGCAAGCACTCGCGCATCTGCACCCAACCGATGCGGGGCAGCTTGATCCGCTTTCCGCTCACCGGCACCGCATCGGCACCGGATTTCTCCGGGCCGTTGTCGGCCCGGAAGCTATCGTGGACTCCTTTCTTCTTGAAACGCGGGTATCGGGCCTTGCCCTGGAAGAAACGCTGGAATGCGGCACCGAGATTCTTGATCGCCTGCTGCGGCGCGCACTTCGTGACGTCCATGGCCCATGGGAATTCGACGGGCTTGATGGCGTTGTACTGGCGGCGCAAGGCGCCCTCGCTTGGTTTTCCACCCGCCTCATACTGGCGCTTCCACTGATCCAGTGACCAATTCCACGCGTGGCGGGCCACGCCAGACGCCTGCGCGAAGTAGGCCCGCTGCGAAGCGTTGGGCGTCAGCTCAATTTTGTGCACAATGATCAAGGATCGTCCCCCGCAGCCGCCGCCTGCCCTCGCTCGTGTGGGTGATCGAGAAGCGCAGCAAACCGATCCTCGTCGAGGACGACCACGCAGGAAATGTCGGGGAACCAAGTGGTCAGCGTCTGTTTCGCGTTCCACGTCCTGATAAACGAGTGAAGATCGTCCTCTTCGAGGATTTGATCACCGGCGTCCTCGTGAAAATCTTCGAGCGCGCTTTCGACGATGTGGTCACTATCGATAGAGAAGCGCTGCGGGGTGCACGGGTGGACGTACGCCGGCACTGCGATGTCATAGTCCTCGCAATACTCGCGCAGCGCATCGATGTCGGATGAGAACCCCTCGCCCCAGTCGCCATCGACTTCGTTTGAGTAGACCGGGTTTGCGTCATTCAACTCAACGCGAGCTGCCCTTTCAACGACGCGCCGCTCACGACAAGGGGTGCATGTAGTCCAGGATTTTCCTATCTCTGCACCGCAGGCGCAGTGGCGCGGCTGGCAGCACTCGTCGGCGGCGCGCTGTGCTATCGGATGGCCCACACTACCGCCGCCGTATATCTTCGGTGAATAGCATTGTCCGCACTCGCCGCAGGCGTAGAGCAAGGCCTCATCGCCGCCGCGCTCAATAAGTTCTCTGGTGGGTTTCATCACTCCCCCTTTGCCGCTGTGAGAGCGAATCGCCTATTCAACGATGTCAGGTCGTCGCGGTCTTCTTTCGGCGTCATTTCGAGGGCTTCGCGCCATTCCTCATCGTGACCCGACGCCTCAACCGCCCGCGCGGCTTCCCGCAGGCATGCCGCGAGCCCGTTGCAGCGGACGTGCTCGAAATCCACGATGGTCTCGGTGTTGATCTGCAGGCGGTAGCGGTGCCGGATGTTGTCGGGCGTTCCGCGCTCGCTGATGTTGGTGATGATGATCGACATCACCCTCTCCTCGGGTTCGGAAACGGGAGCCGGTGCCAGCTCTGCCAGCACCACGGCTCACGGCCTCGGCTGGCGTGGTAGACGCGGGTGAAGCCGGTCTCGCCCATGAGGTGAGCGAGCGGGACACCGTCCACGGTGACGATGGCTAGGAGCCGGTCCCACGAGGTGCCCGTCTGGACGATCTCGATTGAGCGGGCGTCCGTCAGAACGCGGGTCAACTCCTCCTTCGCTCGGAGGGCAAGCGCGTACTCTCGCCCGCACTGAGCGGTGCGAAGCTCCGGTGCATCGTAGCCCTCAGGGCGGATCTTGATGAGCCATGAGCCGGTCTGCACTATGAAGGTGTCGCCGTCATGATTTGAGTAGATCGTCGGTGGCGCCACGTCTTCAGCCGGTATCCCCTTTAGGGTGAAAGTGATCTCCGGCTTGTCCATCGCAGCAGCGGGGGAGGTGAGAGACGCGATGATAAGGGCGAGGCGGATCATCCACGGGGCTCGTCAGGCTGAGCCGGCACCACGTCCACGAACGGCATCGCCCCATTGGGAACAACGGTCCTCGGCAGCGCGCCGTCCCACCGCTTCGCTTTCTCGTACTGAACGAGCGCCGGGCTTTCAGCGATGGCTTGCTGCACGGCAGCAACGGCCGACGCTTCAGCATCGCCCTTCAGGCGGATGGCCTCCGCCTCGGCTTTCGCCTGCACCTCCACTGCATAAGCCTGCCCATCGGCGCGGGCCTTGTTGGCGTCACGCTGCGCTTCGGCAGTCTGCACTTCGCGCTGGGCTTCGAGCTTCTGGCGTTCGAGGTTGTACTGCTCGCGCGCGGCCTCCTCGCGCGCTTTCTCCTTCGCCAGCACCGCATCAAGATACGTCTTCGGCATCTCGATGTTCTCGATCTGCGGGCTCGTGACCGTGATCGGGTAGCCCTCCAGCAGTCCCGACAACCCGTCCATGATGGCGCCGAGCGCAGCCGTCCGGTTGCGGATCAGTTCGTCGGCGTTGTACTGCGAGAGCGCCGCCTTCGCCGCCTGCCGAAGCTTCGGGTCGAACACCCGTTCCTCGAACTGGGCGAGGTCACCATAGCGCCGGTAAAGCTCCAGGGCGGAAGCGGGGTTCACGGACCAGTTGGCAGACACGTCCACCGTGATCGGAAGTTGGTTCTTGGTCGCAGCGGAAAGCGGCTCCACCGTCTTGCGCTCGCGAACTTCGATTTCCCTCACAGACTGGATCAGCGGGACGCGGACCGAAAGGCCCGGCTCAAGCTGCCCGGTCGCCTTTCCGAACGTCGTGACGATGCCGACGTGACCTTCCGGCACGGTGTGGATGCTGAGAAAGCCAGCGATGAGGCAGACGGCGGCGGTCCCGCCGATGGCGATCGGGTAGTTCATAAATCACCCTTGTGTCTGAGGATCACAGCGGCGGCCTCATGGTCGCCGGTCTTGGGGGTGGAGCGGGCGCGGATCATGGCGTCGGCCGTCTCGTATGCCCCGCGTGCGACCTCTCCGACGTCGTGCCAACACTCGGGGCCTGCGGCGAGAAACCCAACGAGCGCCTGCCCTGCGAACCAGTCGCGGAGGGACATGCCGTGCTCAGCACATGGCGCGCCGGGCGCGTCCGAATGTGCGATCGGGAAAGCGGCGCCGCCTTCGTCGTTGTCCCAGTCCCTCATTGCGCGCCGTCCCGCGGGGCCCACTCGCCCAAGAAGTCGAAGGCGCCGGGGACGAGCGACACGATGCGCTTCTGCCGGTCGATGCGCCGGGAGACGATGCCGGCCGTCTCCAGGACGCGGAGGTGGCGCGAAACCGCGGGAGCGGTGACGCCATTGGCGACGGCGTTGAAGATCTCCCCCACGCAGGCCTCGCCGTTGGCGCGGAGGTGGTTGACGATCGCCAGGCGCTTCTCGGCGGAGAGGGCGGCGAACTTGGCGGTGGCGTCGGTGGCGTCGGTGGTGGCGGTCATCGGGAAGCCTTTCGCTTCTGGAAGGGGCGGGAGGGGATCTTGCGCTTGGCGCGAGTCGGCGCCGGGGCGCTGTCGGGATCGTCTTTCGCGAGGAGGCGCCGCTGGAAATCTGCGGTGTCCTTGGCGCACCGGCGGGCCTTCGCGATGCGGTTCTTGTCACTGCCGGCGGAGGTGCCGCCTGTGCCGTTGGTCTTTCGGCCGTGGCAGTCGCGGTGGAGCAGTTGGGCGTTGCCGATCTCGTCCTCGCCGCCCAACGCGAGCGGGTGGATATGGTCGACGTCGCAATCCTCGATCGCGTTGAGCCTGCCGCCGCAGCGTGGGCACGTGGCTTGGCGCATGGCGATCTTCAGCTTGTCGAGGGTGGTGAAGCGGCGGCGGGTCACAAGTCCTGCCTCCGATAGAAGTCTGGGCCCGGTCGAAGGTCGACGCGGCCCTTGTCCGCCTCGTCGGCCAACCGGCGAAGCCCTGCCGCTGTGATCGTCACCTCGTTGCCGTCGGCCGCCGCCGCGCACAGCCCGCGCTCGACCAATGCGCGTGAGGCTGGCGTCGCCCCAGAGATTAGCATCGTGCCGGGACGGGCCAGAAAGGCGAGGGTGAGGAGCTGGTGCTTGCCGAGGCGTGCACTCATGCTGCCTCCATCGCGTTCGCCACGGCGGCCGAGATTTCCAACTCCAGCCATTGCGGATCGAGGCTCGGCATGGTCCCGGTCGTCATCGCCGCGACCAACGGGTGCAGGCCTTGGCCGATGAGTGACCGGATGGCCACGAAGGCGGCCTCGGCAGGGTGCGTGCCCTTGATCGAGTTGCAGCACCGGCAGGCCATGACGAGATTGTCAGGGTCGTCGCTGCCGCCTTTCGAGCGCGGTTGGAGGTGGTCCACTGTCGCGTACATGAGCGTGTAGGCTCGCCGCAGCGTCCGCCGGTCCGCGAAGTCGGCGTTCCGCACAAGGCTCATCTCTTCGCCGGGCAGCCGGACGTTCATCCCACAGTAGGCGCAGCGGTGGTTCTGACTCTCGGAGAGGCCGAGGACGAACTCTCGCGTGAACCGCCGGCAGACGCGGCCGTCTATCTCAAACTCGACAAGGTGGGTCACGCCGCGGCCCTCCGCAGCTGCTGAACGCTCTCGTGCTGGTACAGGGCCAAAACGCCTTCCAGGCCGGGCACGGGAGCGCCGAGGAGTGACGTTGTGGCCTCGGCGAGGGTGATGCCGCCCGGCTCGCGCCCGAGCAGCTCACGGGAGTCCTGGGCGACGTCGTGGGCGATCTGCATTTCGCGCATCCACTCCGGCGCGCCACGGCTGATGGAACGGCACACACGCACCGCCCAGTCGGTCTCGGGTATGTCGAAGGCGACGAGGTGGCTCGCCGCTTCGTTCCAGTCCTTCAGGAGCGGAAGCCACGCGACCGGACGGACGCCGCACCGGTTCGCGCGCTCGGCCGCCGAAACGGTCCAGCCATCCGGCCGGATGATCGCGTCCAGACGCCCGGCCTCGCTCATGTCCTTGTCAAACAGGCGCGCCTCGATGCGGATCGGCCTGGGCTGGTGTTCAGCGGTGACGGCGGCAGCGCGGTCCACCGGACCCGTCATGGTGAGGTGCAGCGCCAGCATCATGACAGCGCCTCCCGCTCAGCGGCAGCGATAGCCTTGTCGAAAGCGGCGAGAACGTCGGCCAGCGTGCGTCTCAGGTCGTCATTCCATCGAGGAAGGTTGCTGCCCGCGATTGCCGCTCGAAGGGCATCAGAGGCCGGCACATAGACCGTCATGTCGTAATTGCTGGCCGCCATGATCGCACCGATGGAGCACCAACATGTCGCGCTGGCGTCCACCGGCGACACGACGGCGCCGTCTGGGCCTCGCGCGAAACTTCTCTGCGTCCACCCGCGCTCGACGTAACCGCGTGCCTTGCGCAGAACCTCTGCTACCGCGGCGCTCATGACGCGCACCCGTAGAGCACGGCCAGGAGGATCAGACCGACCCAGCCGATCGTCGTCGCGACGACGGTGTAGATGACGACGTAGATCAGGATCACGGCCAGCATGAAGCTCGCCATGACCGCGGTGGTGACGCACTGGACGAGCGCCGTCATCGCTTCGCACCCATGAGCTTTGCCGCCCGGCGGAGGTGGTAGACAATGCGCGGGTCTTCTCGGCCGTCGCGGATGGCTGCCGCGGTGCGGGCCCAGCCGGCGACGGTGCCGCCGACGACAGCGCCAAGCCCGAACCAGAGGGCGGCGGAGGTGATGTAGGAGATGATCACCGCCGCGCCTCCGCAGCTTCCGCCTCGGCGAGGTCCTTCGTGTGCCGGGCGCGCCGGAGCCTCGCCTCGCGCACAACTTCCACGCCGGCGGCTGCCAGGCGCTTGGCCCACCGATCGGAGAGCGCGGCAATCTCCTCGGCGCTCCGGGTCTCGAACAGCTCGGCCACGTACTCCTCGAGGACGCTCGGTTCGTCGGTGCGCGGGGGCGGCGCATCATCTTCAGCACCGCCCCCTTCCGTTGATGAGGTCGCGCGGTCGTCTACATGGCTGTCCTCCTGGTCGGGTGGCACGTCGCGCGCGGCGTCGCTCTGACGCTCGCGGCCGGTCGCTTCGTGCGTGGGCTTCTCGTCCGGCTCGGGACCTCGTTCGGTGACCTCGCCGGTCTCCTCGTCGACCACGGGTTCGTCGTCAGCGAGCGGATTGGCCACCGTCTTGTGGCTCGACTTACGGGGTTCGCGTTGGCTGCCGAACATCTCCTCGACCGTCGCCTCGCCGTTCCGCAGCGTAGCCAGCATGCCGCGCAGAACGGTCACGTGGTCGACGGTAATGTCCTCCTCCCCGTTCACGCCCATCGCGGCGAACACATCCTCGGCCGTCTTCCCGTAGGTCGCGAACTTCGCGATGACGCGCGCCCGCGCATCCGAGAGCGTGGTGACATCGCCGGCCACCGTGTGCTGCACCGCGTCGTAGGCCTTCCGCCACAGCGGCTTCGGCACCCCGCCGAGGATCGCGTTGCGCTTGGCGATGGCGCAGGCAGCGTTGCCCGTCATGATGATCATGTCGTCGTTGAAGAGACGGCCGCGCTTGTCGCTGATCCGGCGGCGGACGCGAGCCGACGTGGCTGCGTTCGTCTCCAGGTCGTGGAAGATGCCCTCGGCCTCGACGTACATCTCGACCCGGTCGACGTGGACCACGCGCGCGGCGGCCCTGCAGTTGCCATAGGACTGCTGCAGGATCTCGGCGAACCGGATCGACGGGCCTTTGATCGGCTTGCCCCCGCGGGGGAGAGCGTAGATGCACTCTTCCGCCGACTCTTGGTCGAGCGTTGCCATCCCCCGGATGCGGTTCGCCACCTGCTTCAGCGAGCGCGGGTAGGTCCGGGCGGTCGCGATCTGCATGTCGACCTCGGCGCGGGTCAGGCCAACCGCCAGGCTCTGCGACACGTCCATGGCGGTGGTGGCGGGAAGGTCGTCAGCCTCGTCAAGGATTTCAGCGTGCGTGTTCATGGTGACTATCCCCCTCAGGCCGCCGCTCGGTCGCGGTAGAACCAGTTGTCGACCTCGTCGGGCTGGATCTCGCCGAGCGGCTCACGCGTGATCCACGCCGCGTCACCGAACTCCCGACGACAGTCGACGAACCGGCGGAGCGCCACGTCGATGTCGCGGCGCGCGGTGATGATCTTCGGATTGGCTGGCGAGAATGCGCCGCCCCAGGTATTGGGCGCGCCGGAACTCGACCAGAAGCACAGCACGAAGGCGAAGTCGTTTCGGCCGGCGACCTCGCGCAGCCACTCCGCATCGTGGTCGCCGTAGACCGCGCCGTCGGCCACGAATTCGGCAAGCTTCTCGCGCGCCGTGAGGTAGGACGCCGCCTGGATGTCGTAGCGGTAGGTCTTGATCGCGCGGTGGCATGAGGTCGGGAACGAGACCCCCTCAAGCGGCGCATGGCTCTTCAGGTCGGTGATCGCGCGCGGCTTCAGGAAGTCGAAGCGCGCCTTCTCCTGGACCTCCTCCCCGTCCACGACCGTCCGCCAGAAAACGGACACCTCGGGCCGACCCCCTGAGAAGGCCGTCCGGATCTCAGGGTCAGCGCGGATGGTGCTCGCCGCCGCGGCGATGCGATCGAAGTCCTTCTTGGGAAGAGGGGTCTTGCCCTCCGCCTCGAACTCTGCGCGCTCCTCCTTGCCCGCCTTGATGTTGCCGGGGTGCTCGCACCGCCCATAGGTCGCGTTGAAAGCCTCCCAGCCGAACAGGACGAACAGGTGGACGGCGCGGCCCCGCAACTTGGCGGGCGTATCCTCGTCGGGATCGCGCGCGGGGTTCATCGCGCTGCGCCACCAGTAGGCGAGAGGGTCGCCGAGGAGCGTCTTCTTGTCGGTCGAGCCGAGCGCCGGGTCCTCGTGGTAGATGGTTTCGTCGAGGTCGAAGTAGATGCCGGGCTTCATGAGGCTTCCCCTCAGAACCGAATGGAGATGTGCGGCACGTCGCCGGCACAGATCGCGCTTACGATCTTCTCGGCCAGCTCGCTGCGCACGCCGCACACGCGGGTCAGGGCCGCCGCGGCTTCGGCCTTCACCGACTCGCGGTGCGCAACGTCACGGGCGCGGGCCTCGTCGGCCTCACGCTGCCGCTTCTCCTCGGCGCGGCGGGCCTCCTCGGCGGCCGCCCGCTCGGCTTCCTTCCGGGCGGCTTCCTCCTCGCGCCGGCTGATCTCCTCCCGGTGCTTGCGCTCCTGCTCCTCGCGCTCGCGGGCGGCGGCCTCTTCGGCCTCGCGGATCTTGCGCTCGGCCGCCTCACGGGCACGCAGCTCGGCCTGCCGGGAGATCTCCGCCTCTCGCTCGCGCCGTTCCTCAGCCTCGCGAGCCTCGCGCTCCGCCTTCTCGCGCACCTGACGCTCCTTGCGCTCTTTCGCCTCACGGGCCTCGGCTTCCTGCCGCTCGCGCTCGGCGCGCTCCGCTTCGGCCTTCCGCAGCCGCGCCAGCTCCTCGGCCTCGGCTTCAGCCTTCTCGGCGCGGGCGAGGGCGCTCGTCAGGTAGTCGACCGACGCTTCTCGCTTGGCCTGCGCACGCTCGGCGAACTCCTGCAGCTCGCGCTCGGACAGGTCCATCGCCTTGAGCCGTTCGATCCGGCCCCGGAGCGTCGCCGCGGTGTCCTCCATCGTGACCCGCGCCGCGTCGGAGATTTCGACGATGACGGCCTCGTGCGAGGCGACGCGGGCGTCCTCCTGTGCCTGCCAGGCGTCGAGCGGTCGCCGGACCTCGTCCTTGAAGGCGTCGAGCGTGTCGCGCGCCTTCTTGCGGGTCTCGTTCACGGTGGCGGTCTTCTTCCGCCAATCCTCGGTCAGTGCCTTGCCGGCGTTGTCGATCGCGGTCTTCGTCCGGCTGATCCGGTAGGCCATGGACGTGATCGCGGCGCGGGTCTTCGCCTTGTTCACGTCCTGGCCGACGCCTTTGGCCTCGTGCCGAAGCTCGGCGAAGAACTCGTCGAATGAGACCTCGCCACTGAAGATGATCGTCGGGTCGTCCGAGACTCGCTGCACGAGCGAGGCGGTGTCGGTGATGGTCATTTCAAGTGCTCCATTATGGAGATGGTTGACTGCTCGGGCTGGAGCAGGAGTTCCCGTGCCTGTCCGTCCGGCACGTCGGGTTGTTCTGAGACACGCGGCACCACCGGCGGGCCGCCGATGTTCTGCCCGTGCGTTTCATCCGGCACGTCGGGGTGTTCTTCCGCCAGGATCAGCCCCGGACCGGCGGGGGCATCTCGCGCGCCCGCGCATTTTCCCCGGCGCGTCGGGTTGTTCCTCTGTGGCGCCAGTTGGCCAGCGCACAGGCACGGCGACTCCTCGCGCATTTTCCCCGGCGCGTCGGGTTGTTCTTCGCATCGCCACCCCCGGCTCGACGCTCGACCGGCCCGTCCCGTGCATTTCACCCGGCACGTCGGGGTGTCTCTCTGGAAGCGATCCGTCATGCGGCGGAGGCGCGACGGGCCCGTGCATTTCCGCCGGCACGTCGGCGTGTCTCTCCTGGCGGCCGAGCTTGCTTTGACCCCGCATCGGAACCCGTGCATTTCCGCCGGCACGTCGGCGTGTCTCTTTGGCCTTCCGCAACCCACTGACCCGCATGCCGTCCCAGGTTCGCTTTCGAGCGCTCCGTCGGGGCGGCGTTCCATCGCGTCAGTTCCGGTTCGGTCATCGGACCAAGTCCTTGTCTTCAATGGTGCGAGCGGTCGCGGGCTTTTCGTCAGCTCCGGACCGCTCGCGTCGGTCAGGCGGCCTTCGGCGCGGGGCTGCTTTCGATCTGCTGCGGCTCGTTCACCGTGCGCGCGGCGAGGCGGTGTTCGACCAGCCGGGCCTTCAGGTCGGCCTGGAGGATGCGCTCGGCGATGGTGTCGTTGCGGGCCATGGCCGTCGCCTCGTTGGGCTGGAGCTGGCCGGTGCGGACACTCTCGGTGGTCGCCCGCGCCGAGTTGAACACGGCCGCGTAGTTGGCGGGGTCTTCGCTGATGCGGGGGGTATGGATCTGCGGGTTGCTCATGCTGCTGCCTTTCGGGCTTCGCGCCGTGCGCGTCGGGTGGCTTTCGCGGTGCGGACCGTGTCGGTGCCCACCGCAAGGGTCGGGGCCGCCGTCTCCGAGTATTCGATGCCCGCCTCGGCGGCCTTGTAGGCGAGCATCTGCAGGACCATCCCAGGCGCTTGCGCCAGGACGGCCCGGTTCATTTCGGCCTTGGTCTCGACGGCGGCGCCCCAAGAGCGCTCGTCGCCGCGGCCCGAGGCCGTGTCGTGTTTGATCGAGGCGGGGCGGATCACCGACACGCGGGACGCCTGTCGCACCAACGATGTCGTCCACACATGCAGGGCCTCGCGCCGGCGCCGCGCGGTCTTGGCGGACAGCCGCGACAGCCTCTCGGCGCACTCGCGCCAGTCGTCGGAGCCGCGTTTCAGCGGAGCCATTTCGCGCTGCACCTCGGCGCGCTCGGCGAGCAGGTCGTCGAGGTGAAGGCCGATGTCGTGCGCCTTGACGGGGTGCCCGTTCACGTGCGCCAGGCAGTCGATGAGGTCGAGGCGCACGATCGTCGGGCGAGGGCCGTGCGAGCCGCGCGCCGCCATCTCGGTGGCAACGGACAGCCACCAGCGCCCGTCTCGGAACCTAAGGTCCACGTCGAGGTGACGCTCGATCAGCGGGTCGGACGGAAACCGTCCCATGGCGCGGATCGGTGCGTCGAAGCCCTTCAGGGACACCAGCCAGTCGAGCTGCCTGGCGCACCCGTCACGCTGCATCTGGTGCATCGCGAATCCGCTTTTGCCCCGGTGCGGCAACCACGTCTGAAGGCGGCGCGGGCGGAACCTCGGGTAGCCAGACGACGCACCGGCACCTGCCTTCGCGCGGCGGAAGAACGCCTTGAACGCTTCGTCCAGCGCTCCGGCGACACGGTGGGCCGTCCAGACCGAAAGCTCGGCCCATTCGGGGCATTCGTGACGCAGGGCCGTGATCTCAGCCGTCATGTCGAAGAAGGTCAGGCGGGCCCGCTCGCTGCGGCCCTGGAGCCATCGGCGATAGGTCTCCTCCTGCCGCTCCAAGAGCGCGTTCCAGAGGTCGCCGCACATCTGCGCCTGGCGCTCAAGCTCGGCAGCCTGCTCGGCCGTCGGGTAGAGCTTGAACGTGTACCGGCGCGGAAGACCGGCGCGTTCCGTCTTGCGTTTTCCCATCTTGGCCTCCCTGTTCTCGTGGTTTCAGTTCCGCCCGGACCACTCGTCCGGGTCGACGTTCTCGCCGAGGAAGGGCGGGACCCGCGGCCGAGGTCTGAGGCACCTGACGACGCCGACGATGACGATGGCGGCGAGGACCCACGCGAGGGGCGCGGCGGCGCTGACGATGGCGGTGATGGCCTCGGGGCTCACGCGGCACCTCCCACGACACGAAGGGGCTGGCCTTCCCATCCCATCTCGACGTCCTGCAGGGTGAGCAGCGCGTCAGTCAGCATGAGGCGGAGTTGGCGCGCCGCCGCGGTCGTCATGGTGATGGCCTGGGTGCTGCCCTCGTCGTCCTGGAGAACGAGGTGGACCTTGCCGGGCGACACGCACGTCTGTGCGCCCTTGGTGGTCGTGAGGTGCATGGTCACTCGGCCGCCTCGACCGCGAGAGGCGCGGCAACGGTGGTCGGCTCGAGCTCGGCCGGCTCCACGACCGTCGCCGCTGCGGTGGCGTTCCAGACCTCGGCGATGGCTTCGGCGCGGGCGACGTCGTGGAAGTAGACGGTGACGTCGCCATGGTGCTTGTCGCCGCCGCTCGAAAACAGGTGGAGCGCCGCCCTTTGGGAACCGTCTTCCGAGGCGGCGTACCGGACCAGCTCGGCCGTGGTCGGATGGTGCAGGCCAGTGTGGAGGCTCATCGCGCAAATTCCCTCGCGGCCGGCGCGTGCGCCTGCTCGCCTTTCCGGCAGTGGACGAGAGCCGGGGCGTTGGTCCCGGCGGAGGTGAGGAGGTGCTCGCAGTCGTCGCAGAGCGGCGTGCCGCAGACGCAGCCGCCAAAGGTCTCAGCGCACTCGTGCGTGGCCTTGGTGCCGCAGCAGTGGCACGGCATCGCCGCGTGCTCGGCGCAGTCCTGGCGGCCACACGGGCCGGCCATGGCGATGGTGTAGGGGCAGGAGGTCACGCGGCCGCCCTCCGCTTGCGCCCGATGAGATGCGGGTCGCTGATGTTGGCCATGGCCGCGTCGAAGACCGCACGGCCCTTGGCGGTGTGGACGTCTTCGGCGGCGCGCTTGACGTGGGCGGCGATGAAGATCGCGAGCGGGTCGTCGCGGAGCATGAGCTGCACGCGGCCCACATCAACAAGCTCGCGGGTCTCGCGGTTGTACCGCTGCTCGACCACCTCGATGCCGGTGACGATGTGCACCCAACCGTCGGCGTGGGTCTCGTCGGCTTCCAGCGTCAGCAGATAGTCGGCCGCGTGGATGACGACGCCGTCGAGCGCGTAGCTCCACGTGAAGTCGCAGGTGCCGGCCGGCTGGGTCATTCCGCTGCCCCAGTCGACGCCAGGATCGCGTCACACGCGCTCAGGGCGGCGGCGATGGCGGGGGAGAGGTCGGCGAGGTCGGTCTGCATTGGATGCCTCATCGCTTGGATGAGCTTATAAATACGCAATGGATTGTTGCTGTCAATACAAACTGGATTGACGCCCGCTCAAAAAGTCCGATACGTATTGCGCGTGCCCAGATTGGGCACCGCGTTCAGGCAAAGCGGATCACCGGGCACCTGCACGTGAAGCAAGCGGCTAGCTGGGTTGGAGAGCACAGCCGCAGGGGCGTTGGAGTCGAGGACGTCCTGCCGATTGGCGAGAGCCACCCAAGGCAGGAACGAATCGGCCGGGACGAGCCCCGCTCTCCCCGCGTTGGACGCGGAACAAGTCGTCTCCATGGGATCGGCGGTCCATCCGCACGCCCTGCGCAGTAAGCGATGGCCGGCTCCGTCGAGCACGTGCGTCCCCTGCGCCGCCCGGCATGGTCCGAGGAGCACTCTGTGCGCTCCAAGGGCCAGGTGTTGGGCTGCGCAGATTTCGCTCCGACCTCTCCATCAAGCACGGACGAAAACAGCAGAACACACAAGGCACTGAGTATCCGTAAGGCACCACGCGTGTGCGTGCGCGTGAGGGCCAAGAGTGGTCCACGATCATTTAAAAAAAGGAAGTCCAATGGACACCCTGACGTTGCGCGATTACCAGGCCGAAGCCGTTGACCGACTGATGCACGCATTACGGGAAGGGCAATTCCCGGTGGTGAGCCTTCCGACGGGTGCTGGGAAATCTGTCGTAATCGCAGGGTTCGTCGACGAGTGCCGCGCTGCCGGGATGAAGCGAATCGTTGTCGTAGTGCCGACGCGGGAGCTGGCCGAGCAGAACGAGCGGGCGATGTATCTGGCGGTGGCGGCCGAGGACGTCGGCGTCGTGTGCTCGGCGCTCGGCCGTAACGAGGTGAACCGGCCCGTCATCATCGGGACGCCGCAGTCGCTCGCGAATCGCCTGCCGTATCGTCCGGTCGACCTCGTGATCGTCGACGAGGCGCATCAGATGCCTCTGCACAAGGGCTCGCAGTTCGCGAAGCTGTTCGACGCGCTGCCGGGGAAGCGGAAGACGCCACGGGCGGGCCTGTCGGCGACGACGTTCCGGACCGCCGACGGCGCGATCTTCGGTGGCCCGAAGTCTTGGTTCACCTGCCAGCCGTTCGAGATGAGCGTCGCGGACCTCATGTCCTGCGGGCACCTCGCGCGCGTCCGGTACGTGAAGCCCGAGGTTTTGATGACGGTGAAGGGGGTCCAGAAGAGCGCCGGGGACTACAACCAGTCGCAGCTCGTCGCCGCGAACATGGGACTCGTCCAGCGGCAGGCCGACCTTGTGCTCGACCAGATGGAGGCGGAGGGCCGGCGCAAGGCGATGGTGTTCGCGGTGACGGTCGACCACGCCACAGCGTTCGAGGTCGCGTTCCGGCAGCGCGGCGTCGATGCCGTGCCGATCGTCGGGAACCTCGATCCGGCGTCACGCCGAGCGAACGTCGCAGCCTTCAAGGCTGGTGAGGCGACGGTGGCGGTGACGGTTCAGGCCGCCCTGACGGGCTTCGACGTGCCGGATATCGACCTGATCGCCTCGTGCCGGCCCACCATGTCGGCGATCATCCACACGCAGTCCATCGGCCGCGGCACGCGCCCGGCGGAAGGGAAGCGCGATCTCCTGGTGATGGACTTCGCCGGCAATGTTCCGGCGTTCGGCCCGGTGGAGGCGCCGAACTTCGACGGGACGGGCCAGCCGAGGGGGAGCGTCGCGCCGTGGCGCGCCTGCGGGGCCTGCGGGACCTACAACCACTTCGACACCGGCGCCTGCCTGCACTGCGGCGAGGCGCTGAAGGTGATGCGGGTGATCCGTCCGGAGGACCTCGAGTTCGGGGCGATCAACTGGCGAGAGGAGACGCGGGCGCTTGAGCGGCTGGTGGAGCAGGAGGGCTATGCCGGGCACGCGGTGCAGTCGTTCGCGGTCCACGGCTACCGGAAGAAGTCCGACCCGAACAGTATTTCGCTGATGGTGTCGTTCGCGCTGGCGGGCGGCGCGGTCGTGCGCGAGTGGCACAAGTGGATGGGGCGGCCGGAGTGGAAAGCGCGGTGGAAGTCGCTCGGCGGCGAGTGGCCGGCGCCCGCCTCGATCAACGAGGCCTATGCGCGCCGCGCCGAGCTTGTCCGGCCGGTGTCCGTCGGCATCGGCAAGGTGGGGGACTTCTGGCGGGTGGTCGAGGTCAGCCACGAGGGTGAGGACGAGGGTGAGGCGGTTGCGCTGGAGGCTGCGGAGTGACGGTTCGCCTGACGCTACGCCTTGCCAGGATCGCGATGAAGCTTCCGCTTCCGAGGCCGCTTCGTGACCACTACACTGCGATCGTCTGGATCTCGCTTTGGGAGCACGCTGCTAACCGGAGGGTTATTCGGCCGCGCCTGAAGCACTTTCTTGGGATCGAGCCGCTCACTCGCCTCCTTCCACGCGAGATTGAGCCGGCCTGGGCTGGGATCCACAGGTATCGAAGCGACCATCTCGCGGGCCTCCGGGGCCCGTTGGACCCAGAAACATTCGATTGCACCCACGTCGTTGAAGCTGGGGCGGATACGCTGGAGAAGTTCAACCGGCTGCTCGGCTGTAATGATAATAAGAGATACTGAAGACTTCGTGTGCTTGACCGCGTAGAATTTCCTACGGAGGGCGGTTTCTATTGTCCGCAGATCGCGCTCGCTGAGGTCTCCCCATGCGTACTTGAGGGATAGTGTGACTTCGAGGACCGTCTTCTGGGCCGCCTTCCACGGCCCGACGACCGCCCTCGGATCAACAGTCGCCCGCTTCATCCAACCCTCATAGATCCAGCATCGTCCGCTTCACCCGACCGACGACGAACATCGTATTGGTGCCGTCCAAGAAGATCGTGTCGTGGGGAAGCCACGAGTCAGGCTCAAGGCGCGGCGGGCTTGGCTGCCAACGCTTGTAGGTCGCGTCGCCGCGGATCGAGAAGATGTACGGCTGCCCCGCCTGAAGCTCGCGGTCGTTTGCGTCGACGATGACGATCGAGCCCTCGGGGGAGACCCGGTTCATCGAGTCGCCGCTCACGGTCAGGCCGAAGAAGCTCCCGGCGCCGAGCCCGCCCACCGTCAGTTTTTGAGTGCCATCTGGGTCCGGGATCATGGCCTCGCTCATCTGCCCTGCCGCGACCCATGACAGGACCGAGATCTCCCGAGCATCCTCGGCGGCTACCTGGGCACGAGCCACGCCCTTCGGGCCTTCCCCTACGCCAAAAAGAAGCCAGCACGGGTCGGCCTTGAAGCGCCTGCCATAGAACAGCGCGTGCTTGTCGGTGAACTCGCGCGTGCCGTTCTCGTGGTGTGTGTACGACGAGACCTTCGCGCCAATCGCGCGGGCCGCATCGGCGGCGCTTTCGTGGCCAGCGGCGACACGCGCGATTCTGAGACGGTCGAATTTTTCCATGGCCTTCAATCTGCCACGTATTCAAATACGGAGGGGATTGACGCTGACGCATCCGATTTGTATTTGTATCGAGTACGGAATGGATTTGGAGCGCCGAATGACCGGTGAAGACGTCAAAGCTCTCCGCACCCGGCTCGGATGGTCGCAGAAGCAGCTTGCGGAGTACCTAGGCGTACGGCAGCCAACGGTGTTCCGAATTGAGAATGGACAAAACCCCTCCGGCCCGGTGGCGAAGCTCCTAGAGCAGCTGAGCGACGGCGCGCCCGCGGCCCCCACCGAGCCCGAAGGCGCCGCGGCATGACCGGATCAGTGCCCACCCGCACTATCGGTGCCACCCGCAAGGCCGAGCTCGACAGCGTCATTCGCGGCATTCTGGATTGCCCGGTCAGCGAGGAGGAGCGCCGTCTCCTCCAGCATTTTGAGGACACCGGCCGCCGCAACAACGCCGTCGCCTGGGCCAAGCATGTGGCAAAGGTTCCGTTCCGCCTTCTCACCAGCGACGACCGCAAGTGCCTTGAGGAAGTCGGCGCGCTCCTCGCCGACCACCTTGCGAATGTCGGCCGCGTGTCCGGCGGTGAAGCCGAAGACGGTCATCAGCGCGATCTCCAGGGCTCGGACGTAGGTCTCGCTGTCGAGGCTTCGTTCAGTGTCGTCGCCCATAGGGCCTCCAAGGATGACGTGTCGGCGGACGATGATACGCCCGAAACCGAAGGCGCCGCCGCATGAGCGATCTGACCCGCCGCACGTTCTTGGCCGGCGCGGCCACGCTCCCGATCGTCGCCGCCGTCCCGCTGCACGCCTCCGCCGAGCCGACACTCGACGACGTGGTGGCGGCGTTCGTCGAGCACGATCCGTCGTGGATCTACGGTCGCTCCATGGCGATGAAGATGCCGAGCTACCGCGACGGCCGAGGGCGCGAGAGGGCACGTTTCCTGCGCGAGGAATGCCGCGCCGCGGATCGGGTCGGTGGGTTCGAAGCCGACTTCCGCCGCGATTGGGAGATCCGCGTCAGCTGGTTCCGTGAGGAGGTCGAGCGCGACTCGACGCCCTCCCAGTACCGCGCCCTGATCGAGATGGTGGAGCGCTATTCCCAAAGCGACTCGCCCGTCACAGGTCGGGTCGCGTGAACCGCGGCGGGTACCATAGCTCGCCGAGGATGCTGGCGACGGCCTGCGTGCGTTCCTGCCCCTCGGTGAAGCGTTCGGGGCACGTGGTCGCGTCGCCCTCCCGGTCTCCGGCAACGGCGCGCCCCATCAGCTCGTGCCACGCTGCGTGCCCGTCGGACATCAGCATCGACGACCTGCGCATCTCCCGTTCGACTTCGCCGGCCGTGCCGTTGGCGACGCTCGTCTCCAGCTCGTGGATTAGCGCCAGCACCAGGCGCTCCAGGTACGACACGCGCACCTTCAGAAATTCGATTTCCCGTTCGTCCATGTCGGTCTCCAGCGTGGATGAAAGCGACGGGCTTTCCGTGGCCCGGGGCCCGTCGCACCCCCATCATCGCACGGTCCGCGTTCCCAGCGCTCGCCGTGCCTTCCCCTTGGCCTTCCCGGTCCCCACCGGTTCGGCCTCCGTTGCTCCTCGGAGCGTTTCCTCTCCGACTTGCCGGGGGTTTCGGCCCTCGGCTCTTTCGGGGCGCCGCCCCAATCCTCCTGTGCTTCTGGTGGTCTCTGCCGCCGCCGCCGCCGCTGCTTCTCCTTCCGCTTCTGCCCGCGCCGTCAACCACCGTGTTCGTGAGAGCGAATATGGCGGAGGTCTGACGGCGAATGACGGAAAATCCACGGCGCGAGACGCCAAATCGATGGCGGAATCCGCCAAATCCACGGCGCGAGGCGGAAATGAGCCGCGCTGACGCGATTCGAGACGAAATGGCCACGTGCATTCTCGCCCTGGCCGGCACCGACGGCCCCGCAAAGGCCGCGAACGGAAAAGTCGCCCGGCTGACCGGCCTGTCAGTCCAAACCATTGAACGGCTGCGGTGGCGCAAGATCGTCCGCGTGCCCGCCGACGTCGCCGACGCCATACGCGAAGCGATGCTGGCCCACGTCGAGCAGCAAGAACAACGAGCGAGACATGAAGCATCACTCCTGCGGGCTCGTCTCGCGCGCTTTGAGGACCTGGGCTGCGCGGATGCTGCTGCGACTCGGGATCGCCTCCGAGGCGGCGGCGAGGCGCATCGCACCGTGGATCTGTGACGACCTGAACAGCTGACCACGAAAGGGCGACCCATGAAGGCACTGACGACCGCGGCCGCACTTGCGCTGATGTGCGCAGTGCCTATCGGCGGCGCCTCCGCGCAGACCGTCTGCAAAGGGCGCGCTGAAATGGTGACTTGGCTGCTTAGCGCCGCCCAGGGGCGCCAGCAGCAGCAGGTCTTCGGGCTGAACGGAGCCGGAGCTGTCCTCGAACTCTATTCCAACGGTGCCGGTCGCTGGACCGCCGTAGCGTCCATGCCCAATGGACGCTCGTGTGTGGTCGACAGCGGTGAAGGCCTGACCGTGCTGAAGCCGGTCATTTTCGGAGAACCCGCATGATCACGAACAGCTTCGACCCGCAGACCGCCGCGGGCTTCGTCCGTCGCTTCCAGAACCTCGAGGCCGAGTTCGCCTCCGAGAAGGGCAAGCTCATGAAGGCCCTTAAGGACGACAAGGCCGCGCTTCTGGACGAGGCCGAGGGCGCCGGTATCCCGAAGAAGCTCCTCAAGCTGGAATGCGACCGCCGCAAGGCTGACGCGAAGTTCCAGGAGCGGCGGGAACGTCTCGACACCGACGAGGTCGACCAGCTCGACCTGTTCGCCTCGGCGGTGGCGCGCGGCATGGGCGAGGCCGAAGACGACGTCGACACCTTCACCTCCCTCGGTGACGCCCTGACGACTGTGATCGACAAGGCGGCGGACGCGGTGATCGTCAACGCCGGCGACAAAGGCAAGCCGTCCCGCAAGTCGACCAAGACCGAAGACCGGGTCGCCGCCCGCGCGAAAGCCGTGGGTAAGACGCCGGCCGATCCGAGCCAGACCGACATTGACGTGATGGCGAAGGAAGCCACCGAGCGCGACCTCGCCGAGGCAGATCCTGACGTTGTCCGCGCGATGGACAAGACCACGGCCGAGCGCATCAGCGAGCCGGCCGAATAGAGCGAAGGGCAGCGACCCCCGCGCGCGTCGACGCCGAGCCGGAGCGGCGGCCCTGAGCCTCCGGCAACCATTCCGCCCCCGCTCCACCCTGGGCCCCGTCGGTGACGGGCAGGGAGACCACGGCGCCGCTGCTTGCGGAGGGGATCACGGATGTACGGCACCGCAAGCGGCGCAAGTCACCCGCCGAGCTGGGGCGGCGTGAGCCCCCAGCGCGAATTTTCGAGGCTTCAAATGCTCCACCTGATCGCCTTGGACCCCGCCCAGAAATGCGGGGTCGCCCGCTGGCGCACCGGCATGAACGCACCCTGGTCGGACGTGTGGAAGCTGGAGGGGGCCGATGCCGGCGCCCGCGCCAATGACCTCCGCGTCACCCTGACCCGCAAGCTCCTGGCGTTCCGCGAGCGCGGCGAGTCGGTGGACGCCGTCTACGCCGAGGAGGCGTGGTTCGGGCCGAAGACGAACCCGAAGACGGTGGCGATCCTGCTCAAGTACGAGGCCGCAATCGAGATGGCCTGCATCTCCGCTCGGACCAAGCTGCACCTCCTGCGCTCGCAGACCTGGCGCAAGACCTTCTTCGGGTCCGGCAAGGGCACCGGCCGGCGCGCGAAGCAGAAGGCCACCTCGATCGAGATGTGCCGACTCATGGGCTGGGACCCGCGTGACGACAACGAGGCCGATGCGCTGGGGCTGCTCTACCACGCCCGCTGCACGTTCGACCCCGAGTACGCTTGGCGGTCGACGAGCCTGTTTGCGGGGCGCGCGGCATGAGCGCGGTCGAGAAAAAGGCCCACGTCTTCGAACGAGATCCGCTGGATTGGTACGTCGAGGAGCCGCGCGCGACCGAGGCGCTTCTGAAGGTCGAGCGCTTCGTCGGCCGGATCATCGACCCTTGCTGCGGCCAGGGCAACATCGTCATCGCAATGCGCGGCGCTGGGTATGAGGCATTCGGCTCCGACGTCGTCACCCGTGTCGAGTGGACGCCGTGGTTCATCGGCGAGGCGGACTGGCTTGGAGAAGGCGCTCCGGCGACCGGCGGAGCGTTCCCCAACATCGTGATGAACCCGCCGTTCTTCCGCGGGAACGGCACCCAGGCGTTCATCCGCCGCGCGCTCTCCATCGCCACCGGCAAGGTCGCCGCCTTCGTCGACATCAAGTTCTTGGCCAGCGCCAAGCGCGCCAACGGCCTGTTCGCCGAGCGCCCTCCGCACCGGATATGGATCGTGACGCCGCGCGTGTCGTGCCCGCCGGGCGCCTACCTCGCGGCGGGCAACAAGGCGGGCGGGGGCTCCGCCGACTGGTGCTGGATGGTTTGGGACATGACCGCGCCGCCGGCCGCCGCGCCCGCTCTGGGGTGGCTTCGCAAGGGGGGCGCGCAGTGAGCACCGCTGTCGCGCTCCAGCGCACCATCAAGGACCTTGTGGCCGAGTACGACGAAAAGGTCGCCGGCGCCGACGCTGCGATCAGCGCGTTCAAGGCCGCGATCCTCTCGATGGAGACGGCAACGTGTGTGGCCGGCACCTACGCGCAGCCGACGGTCAAAGCCTATCCGCCCAACCTGCATTCGGTGCGCCAAAACCTGACGCAATCGGCCTGGAAGGCGGCTTACTCGCATTGCCAGATCGACCGCCTGGCGAGCGCCACGGACAAGCGCAAGTTTGAGCGGCAAATCGAGAAGCCGCCCGAGTTCACTTTCGACAATCTGCGGGCGACGTTCGGAGACTATTTCCTGCGTCCCCGCTTTCACGTGCTGCGCGGGCTAGCTGAGACGTTCACGGCGCTCGACCCCGCCTATAAATCGCACGCCAAGGTCAAGATCGGCGTGAAGGGTCTTCCGAAGCGGGTCATCCTCTCGCACGTGGGCAGCTATGGTTCGTGGGGTCGTGACCGCCTCCGTGACATCCTCAACGCCTTGGCGGCCTACCAGGGCAAGCCGCTCGTCGAGCATCACGAAATCGAGGCGCTCCTGAAGGACGGCGACGCGATCAAGGTCGACCGCGAGATTCCCGACCCACGCCAAGCCGCTTATGAGCGATCGAGGGACGGCGAGAAGTTCGTCAAGCTGATCGGCCGGGGCGTCTGGCTCAAGCGCTTCAGCAACGGCAACGGGCACCTCTATTTCGGGCCCGACGCCTTGCTCGACATCAACCGTGCGCTGGCCGAGTTCTACGGCGAGGTGCTGCCGGACGCCGAAGAGGATGAGCCCTCGAAGCCTCGGGCATCCACGGCCGTCGCGAAAGACCTCCAATACTACCCGACGCCGCCGGCGGTGGTGCATGCCGTCCTGTCGAGCTTCCATGTCCGGCCTGGTGCTCGCGTCCTTGAGCCCTCATGCGGCTGCGGACGGTTCCTCGACGGGCTTCGTGACCTCGGCGCCGACACGCTCGGCATCGAAGTGCATCCCGGCCGCGCCGCTGAGGCTCGGGCGAAGGGGCACGCAGTCCGCTGCTCGAACTTCCTTGATGAGCCGCCGGCGCCCGAGTTCGACGCTGTCGTCATGAACCCGCCGTTCTTTGGAAAATTGTACATGAAGCACATCCGGCATGCATTCGGCTTCATCAAGCCGAATGGCAAGCTCATCAGTATCCTTCCTGCAACGGCGAAGTACGACCACGGTCTACTTGATGCCGAGTTCCCGCGCGGGATGTGGCGGGACTTGCCAGTAGCGTCCTTTGCGGAATCTGGGACGAACGTTCCAACTGGATACTTCTCGGTGACGAGGGATGCGTAAGGACGAAGCTATTCGGCTCTACGTCGCCGGCGCCTCTATGAATGCCGCGGGTAAGGCTGTGGGCGTAACGGGGCAAACCGTTGAACGCTGGCTCGCTGCGGCCGGCGTACCTATCCGGAATCGCAGGAAGACCTATCCCGATCGCATTCGGCAGGATGCGATTGCTCTCTACGTTGGTGGGATGAGTGCGGCTGCGGCGGCCGATCAGCTTAGGCTGAAGAAATTCACGGTGAAGGAATGGGTCAGCGCGGCTGGTGTGACCCGCTCCATGAGCGAGGCGGCATCTCTCGCGGTCATCAGAGGACAGTCGCGCGCCCGGTCAAGTTCGCGACTATGGCATACAAGCGCGAAGACGTCGGAGCGAAACTTTGCGGAGTCCAGCCTCGAGTTTCTGCGGATGCAGCAGTTAGACGAGGATGACGCCGTTCTGCATTGGGCGCGCTGTCCGCATCGGATCGCCTATGTCGACCCGGCCGGGAAGCGCCGGCGTTACGTCCCGGACCTCATTGTCAGCCTGCGTGATGGCGCAACGGTTATTGAGGAGATCAAGCCCGCTGCCCTGATCGACACAGCGCTCAACATCGCAAAGTTTGCTGCGTGTCGGGAGTTCTGTGCGTCGCGCGGATGGTACTTTCGGATCGTTACCGAGGCGACGGTAGGTTATTGCCGGTCCATGGCGCCATCGTCGATGACGAAGGCGGAGAAGCGTCAGCGCGAGAACCAACGTCGCCGGCAGCGTTGGGCGAATGAGACCCCGGAACAGCGGGCATCTCGGCTCAAGAAAAACGCCGAGTACATGCGCAAATTCAATCGCAGGAGACGGCAGGACCTCCCTGTCGGCTCGTTCGCGGAGAGCGGGACGAACGTCCCGACCGGCTATCTGATCATGGAGGCTGGCAAGTGAGCCGCTCCAGCGAGATGATCGAACTGATTGTCGACTCCTTTGCCGGCGGAGGCGGTGCGTCGACCGGGATCGAAATGGCCCTCGGCCGGTCGCCGGACTACGCCATCAACCACGACGCCGAGGCGCTGGCGCTGCACGCGGCCAACCACCCGGACACCGTCCACCTCTCCCGCAATATCTGGCAGGTGGACCCGCTCGACGTCGTCGGTCGGCGGCCGGTCGGCCTCGCTTGGTTCAGCCCGGACTGCAAGCACTTCTCCAAAGCGAAGGGCGGCAAGCCGGTGAAGCGCAATGTGCGCGACCTCGCCTGGACCGTCGTCTTGTGGGCGAAGCGGGCGCGGCCGCGCGTCATCATCCTGGAGAACGTCGAAGAGTTCCGGGACTGGGGGCCGCTCGTTGAGCGCACGCCAGGCGTCTTCACGCCGTGCCCGGATCGCCGCGGCGAGACCTTCGCGCGCTGGACCGGAGAGTTGAGGCGGCTCGGCTACAAGGTCGAGTGGCGAGAGCTTCGCGCCTGTGACTACGGCGCCCCGACGATCCGCAAGCGGCTGTTCGTCATCGCCCGGCGGGACGGCCGGCGCATCGTCTGGCCGGAGCCTACCCACGGCGCACCGGACAGCGACGGAGTCCGCACCGGCAGGCTGAAGCCGTGGAGGACTGCGGCCGAGATCATCGACTGGTCGATCCCGTGCCCGTCGATCTTCGAGACGTCGGAGGAGATCAAGGCGCAGCACGGTGTCCGGGCTATCCGCCCGCTGGCGCACGCCACGATGCGCCGGATCGCGCGCGGGGTCGTCCGATACGTCCTGGCGAACCCGCGGCCGTTCATCGTGCCAGTGACGCATCAGGGCGACCTCCGTTCGCACAGGGTGGACGAACCGCTGCGCACCCAGACCACGGCGAACCGCGGGGAGCACGCGCTCGTCATGCCACACCTGACGAAGTTCCAGACCGGGTCCACGGGCGCGCGGATGGACGAGCCGGTGCCCACGGTGACGGCCAACAGCTATGTGAAGCGACCAGGAGGGGCCGCGCCGCTCGGGCTCGTCGCCGCGACGATGGTCCAGACCGGCTATGGCGAGAGAGCGGGGCAGGCGCCGCGGGCTCTCGACATCGACGAGCCGCTCGGGACGCAGGTCGCCGGTGGCGCGAAACATGCTTTGGTCGCTGCCTTCCTCGCGCAGCACAACACAGGCGTCGTCGGGCACGATGCCCGCCAGCCGGTCTCGACGCTCACGACGGGCGGGTCTTATGGGGCGTCGCAGCAGAGCGTGGTCGCCGCGCACCTCTCCTGGGCGTACTCCTCGAATACCCGAGGCGGCGAGGGCAACCTCCACATGCCGGCGAAGACGGTCCTAGCCGGCGGGCAGCACGCGGCCCTGATCTCGGCGTTTCTCACCAAGTACTACGGCACCGACCAGCATCCACGCATCGAGCTACCGCTCCACACGGACACCACCAAGGATCGCTTCGGCCTCGTCACCGTCGAGGTCGATGGCGCGACCTACGCGATCGCGGACATTGGCATGCGGATGCTGACGCCGCGCGAACGCTTCCGTGCCCAAGGGTTCCCGGACGCCTACCAGATCGAGACCGGCCGTGGCCCGGATGGCGAACCGGTCAATCTCACCAGCACCGCGCAGGGACGCATGTGCGGGAACAGCGTGTGCCCACCGATCGCGGCAGCGCTGGTCGAGGCGAACTGCGCGGATCTCGCCGCCATCGGCGCCGCAATCGAGGACGCGGCATGACCCGCCGCGAGGAGATCTTCGTCCGCACGGGCAAGCCCCGCCGGACCCGCATCGTCACCGTGCTCCGCAAGACCCGTGTCGAGCGTCCCGAGCACTTCACCCACACGCAAGCGAGGCAGGGGCGGCGGCTGGTTCGCCTGCGCCTCGCCGCGTCCTGACCAAGGAGGTTCTCATGCTGCACGAGCACAAGTTCTGGATGGTGAAGGGCGCCGGGCCCAGCACCGTCCATCATGCGACCAAGGAGCTGGCGGAGGCGGAGGCCAAGCGCCTCGCACGGTCGGCGCCCGGACAGGTCTTCGTGGTGCTGGAGGCTGTCTCCGCGCACGTGAAGGTCGACGTGGAAAGCTGGGACCTCAGCGGCCCCTGGCCGACTCGGATAACCGCCAGCGACCTTGAGGCGGATGGCCTGGAGATCCCGTTCTGATGGCCGGGCTCATCAAATCCGAGGAGCGGGTTCTTCCGCCGGGCATGGAGGGCTTGAGCGGCCGGGCCCTTCTCGATGCCCTGCATGACCGCCACCGGCGCCGCCGCGGGCTGGCCCCTCTAAGGCCGATCGATGACCCGGAGGCGCAGCGCCCGGCATTGTCCATACCGGCTCCGCCGCCGGCGGCCCCGCTTTCGAGCAACGCCGCTCCGACGCCCGAGCCACAACTTGGGTCCGCTATCCCCGAATGGTGCACGCCCGCCGCCCTAATCGTCGACACCCACAACGGGGCGGCGTGGGAGGCGGCACGCGGCGCATGGCGCCTCGGCGCTCCGGTCGGCCCCGTGATCATCATCGGCGACCCCGGGAACGGCAAGTCTCATATGCTCGGCGCTCTGGTCCGCGAATGGCGGGCGCAGGGGTGGAGGGCGGCCTATGCCACCGCCGACTGCATCATCTACGCGGATGCGGGAGCGCTCGACGCTTTGCTCGACGCCGACGCGCTTGCGATTGACGACCTGAACCTGATCGCCAGCACCGACGGGCAGGGCGCAGTGTCACGGCTGGTCGAAGCTTTCGCCCATGACGGGAAGCCGTTGGTCATAGCCACCAACGACGAGCCGAGGCTTCGCGATATCGAGCCGGTCCTTTTGTCCCGCCTTTCCGGCGGCATCCGCGCGTTCATCGACGCTCCGGAAGCAGCGGCGCGTCGGAGCATCTTCGACATGGCGGTGCGGCGCGCGGGCGGCGACGAAGTAGAGGTCCCCGATCTTGTGGCCGCGACCGCCGCGGCATGGGCGGCGGGCAGCGCGCGGGAAGTTGCGGCACTGGCCTCCGGCATCGTCCTGAACCACCAGTTATCAGGCAAACCGGTGAACCTTGCGATGGCCGAAGCGGTGACGCGCGACGTGGCCAGAACCCGCGAGTTGAGGGCGCCAAAGATCGAGGAAGTCCAGCGCGTGGTGGCGCGCCACTACGGCGTCAGCGTTGCCGATATGGTCTCGGCGCGGCGCACCAAGGTGCTCGTCCGGCCGCGGCAGGTGGCGATGTTCCTCGCGAAGACCTTGACGGCCCGGTCCCTGCCGGAAATCGGCCGGCGCTTCGGCAAGCGCGACCACACCACTGCCTTGCACGCGGTCAAGAAGATCGAAGCTCTGGCCGCCACCGACGAGACGTTGGCCGAGGACATCGCCACCATCAAACGCCTCCTGGCTTGAGGGGCACCGCACCGATGCTCGCCGCCATCCTCGACGAATACGGCATCAAGACGATCCCTGTCGAAGGACGGGACCGTGAGCCGATGGAGACCAAGGCCGGCGGCGCCCTGCAGAAGCTCCTCGACGACCATGGCGAGGAACATCTCCGGGCGGTCCTCACCTGCATCGCCGAGACCCAGAACAACGCGATGGCCCTCACGCGGCCCATCATCATGGCGGTGTCCAAGGTGCTTCGTGCGCAGCGGGATTGGTGGGACGCCGACGCCTCGGCCTTCCTGGCGGTGCTCGACGGCGTCGACCTGACCCGAGTGCACGACGAGGTACGCGGGAACCTCAAGGCGTCCCCGGCCGCCCCGGCCATCGCCACCCTCCTGTACCGCGCACTCGCCACCGAGTTCGCGCCCCGCACCCCCGAGCTTTTTGACGAAGATCGACAAGAAGGAGCCGCTGCGTGAACGCTAACGCGATTCAGAAGGACGTCTCGCCGGCCGGGCGGCTGGTATGGCACGACATGGCGCGCGAGGACCGCACGGCGGCGATCCGGGCGGGCAAGGCAGCGGGCAAGTCCGCCGCGGACATTGCCGACAGCCTCCGCACGACGCGCAACGCCATCATCGGGTGGGAGCGCCGCTACATCGGCGCCGGGTTCGGGCCCGGTGCAAAAGCTGTGGCGCCTCCGCCGCCGCCGCCACCGCCGCCGGACCCCACCAAGTGGCAGGAGATGAACCGGGCCCAGCGGGTGGCCGCTCTCCGCGCCGGCCTGAAGATGGGCAAGGTGCTGAAGGAAATCGCCGTGAACCTCAGCACGAGCACATCCGCGCTGCAGGACCTCGCCGACGCCGAGATGCCGGGCGAAATCGCCGAGGCCCGCCGCGCGAACCGGGCGCACAGCGAGACCCAGCGCCGGGCCAACATGATGGTGCGGGGACGGCTGCCCGAGCCACGACCAGCCCGCGAGCCGGTTGACGTTGTTGCGACATGGCAGCCGGCGGCGGGGGAGGGCGTCCCGTTCCTGGAGTTGGGGCACCGCGACTGCCGCGCACCTGCGTGGACAGAAGAACAGGAGGCCGCGGGGGACTATCGGTTCTGCGGCGCCGGGGCGATCGAGGGCAGCTCGTACTGCCCGGCGCACCACGTGAAGTTCTATGCCGGCGGGCAGCAGAAGGCGCCGTCCGCTCCGCGCGAATCGCGGGTGCGAGGAGTGCGTGAGACGATGGATGAAGCGCTCGGTGCGCTGGGGCGGCGGACATGGTGAACCGCCACGACGACACGGGCGAGATCGACGCCGCGCTGCGCTCGAACCTTGAAGGCCTCCTCGACGTCTACGCGCCGGGGTGGGAGCGCAAGCGGGACCGCGCTTACCCGACTGGCGACACCGAATCCTCGTTCATGGTGACGATCCAGGGGAAGCACCGCGGCGGCTTCAGCCGGTTCTCGCAGTCGATCCACGGTGGCCCCATCAAGCTCCTCGCTTATCTCCTGAACGGGCAGAGCGGCGAGCCGACGACGGCCGACCTCCGCTTGGCATTTGACGAGGCGCGGAAGTTCCTCGGCCTTGATGATCGCCCGGTCGACCATGCCGCCGCCCAGGAGGCCCAGCGCGCCGCCCGTGAGCGCCAGGAGCTGCAGCGGGCAGAAGCCGAGGCAAAGGCCCTCGTCGACCTCGAAGCCCGCCAGAACAACGCGTGGGGCATTTGGGAGCACGCACAGGCGCTGGCCGGCACCGCAGGCGCCGGATACCTCCGCGGGCGCGGCATCATGCTTGAGGTGTGGCCTGAAGCCCTCCGGTGGGCCCCGCGCATCAAGCACGGGCCCAGTGGCCAATGGTCCTCCGCCATCATCTGCCGCGTCGACGGTCCCGGCGGCGACTTCCTCGGCATCTGGCGAATCTACGTCACCTCAGACGGCCAGAAGGCTTTCGGGAAGGCGTCGAAGATGGGGCTCGGGCCGACGGCCGGTGGTGCGGTGCGGCTCTTCCCCGAGCACCATGGCGAGATCGGGCTGGCCGAAGGCGTGGAAACGGCCCTGTCGGTCGAGCGTCTCGCCGGACTGCCGACGTGGGCGGCGCTCTCCACCAGCGGCATGGCTGGCTTCGAGGTGCCGTTCGAGGTGGAGACGGTGCGGATCTTCCCGGACCACGACGACCCGCGGCGGAAGCGCGGCACCATGCAATGGCAACCCTCGCCGGGGCTCTCGGCGGCGGAGGGGCTGAAGGCGCGGCTCGACGAGGAGGGGACCCGCTGCTTCATCGACCGCAGCCGACCGCGGCGGAAGCGCGATTACAACGACGTTCTGATGATCGTGAGCGCCCGCGCATCGTGAGCCACGACCCGGACCCGATCGAGGAAGACCTCCTCGGCGCCATCCTCCTCGACCCACCCTCATTCTTCTCCGTCGCCGAGCGCGTCGGCGAGCTCGATTTCTCGCACCCCTTCACCAGGTGCATTTGGCAGGCGCTCGCGACCACGCACGCAAGGGGGAGCTTCTCGCAGTCGCTGGTGGCGGCCAACGCAAAGGGCGCGCCGGATGACCTATCAGTCGGCGTCTACCTCGCCACGCTGCTCGCCAACGCGGCCGAGGGCGATGCGGTCCCGGTCGACGACCTCGCGGACACCATCAGCGAGCGCGCCCGCAAGCGCAGGCTGCACGAGGCGCTGGCGAAGGCTCCGGCGACGGTCAACGACGACGACCTGACGGCGGAGGAAGCGGCGGCGGCGCTGATCCAGCAGCTCACGCAGGCAATGGGCGGGAAGGCCGATCGGTTTACCGCCACGATGCCGAGCCTGATGGAGCGGGTCGTTGCGCTGGCGACGGACCCGGAGGCCAACAAGGTGCCGCGGGGCATCTCGACCGGCATCGAGGAGATCGAGCGCCTCGTCGGCCGGTTCATGCCGGGGGACCTCGTCGTGCTGGGCGGCAGCTCGGGCAGCGGCAAGAGCGCCCTCGCCATGCAGATCGCCTGGAACGTAGCGGCCCAGCACCCGACCCTGTTCTTTCAGCTTGAGATGGACGGCCTCTCGATGGCCGAGCGCCACGTGGCGTCGTTGTCGGGTGTCTCCATGGCGCGCATCCGAACCGGCGGCGTCAACGCGGAGGAGATCGAGCGGCTCGCCGAAGCCACCCGGAACGTGAAATCGCGGATGCTGGACCTGAGGTGGAAGCCCGGCCAGACTACCGCCGAGATGCGCGCCGCGGTCCTAGCGGCGAAGGGGCGCCACGGGCGCCTCGGCCTGTTCGTGGTCGACCACAACAAGCTGGTCCACGTGAAGGGCTGGAAGGGCGACCGCATCGCCCGCATCGCCCAGGTGATGGACGACATCAAGGCCCTCGCGAAGGAGGCCGAATGCACCGGCCTCATGCTGTCGCAGATGACCCGCGAGGGCGTGAAGCGGCTCACCTCCGGCGGGTTCGAAATCAAGGACCTCAGGCCGAACAAATACGACCTCTACGGCGGCGGCGACATGGAAGAATACGCTGACGTCATCCTGCTGGCCCATCGGCCCGAGATGGTTCTGCCCGACGTCGAGCCCCCGTTCAACAAACCGGATAGGCACCAAGAATGGATGACCATGAAGAACATCTGGGAAGGCAAGGGCGAGATCATCGCGGCGAAAGTCCGCAACGGCCAGCCGGGCCGGCGGGTGCAGATGAAGTGGAACGGGGCCCGGACGATGTACGAGCCGATGCCGGTGTTCGAGGATCGCGGGTGATGCGGGAGATGCTTGAGGCGGCGTGGCTCGCCGGGTTCGCGGCGTCCAGCGAAGGCTTCAACGGCGAGTATCCGTTCGAGGACGAACCGGAGCGCATGAAGGTGGAGACGGCAGAGGCGAGGGCGCGGGCGATCGACTCGCTCATGGCAGCCAATGAGCCCCCATCCTTCGAGGAAGGCCTAGCGACCCTCTGCCGGCGCGAAATGCTTACGGCCCGCGGGGACCAGAAGCGGCAGGCGGCGGCGTTCGAAAGGATGGCGCACACGCTCGGTTGCATGGCGGCCGAGATCGCCGAGGGCGATCCAGCGGCGATCGACACGCTGATGGTTGGAGCCGAAGCCCACGCGCATCAAGCCGCAGTCGATATGGCGCCGCTGATTGCGCTCATGGGACTGGGGCGGCGCACCGGATGACCGACCTCACCCCCACCATTCGCGCCCGCCTGATCGAGGCCGCCAAGACCGAACGCAAGCTTCCCCCGGGCCGCGTGAAGCCGGGGGAACCGCGTTCAGTCTGGCCCACGGCCGGCCCGCCCACCCGTGCCGAGATGAACCAATGGGGCGGCTCGATGACCGGAGCCCGCAAGGCCGGCATCCGCCCCGAGCAGCGCGTGCTGACGGCGCATCCCGCTTTCGACCCTGATGACCCCGGCACCTGGCGCATGGTCGACGTCACACGCTTGGACGGCCACAGCAGCGACGTCGCCGCCGCCATGTCACGCGAGACCGCCACCGCGGCTGAGGTGACGCGGATGGACGAGGCGCTAAGGTGGGTGGTCGACCTCGTCACCGACCCGGGCAACCGGCGCGCCGTGCTCGCATGGGCGCTGGCAAAGGCAGGCGGCCGACCGGTGCGTTCCTGGGCCAGGAACGTCGAAGGCGTCACCGAACACACGGCCAAGAGGCGCGCGGACAGGGCCATCGCCCAAATCGCGGCTCATTTCGCCAACGATCCTCGTCTGTTGGCTTCCACCGGTGCCCAAGGCCTGTTCAACGAAGCCGCGGATTTTGATACTCATTTCCCTACGCTGGACGATTGCGGCTGCGGCGACGGGCCATCCCCCAGGGCGTGGATGGACAGCGATGCAAAGCCGGTCGCTCCAGTGACCACCGAAGACTTTCAGAGGTCCGAAGCCGGTGTCGCGGAAGCGGCGCAGCGGGCGCGCGAGATGGCGCGTCGGCGGAAGCTGGGAGCGACGGGTTAGAGGAGGGCGCCATGCCGTTCGCCGAGGTCGAGATCATCCAGCCGGCCCCGTCGGCCACCGGCGCGGGCGTCCGCATTTCCATGCGGGGCAAGCTCCGCAAGACGACGGTGAGCCTGAAGAGTGACGTCGTCGACGCGCTCGGCTGGAGCGATGGCGACGCAGTCAAGATGCTGGTCGGCTCGGGCGAAGACCTGGGCACGCTCCAGTTCAAGAAGGCGGAGCCCGCCACCAAGGGCACCGCCACGCTGAAGCGGCAGGAAGCGCCCCGGAAGGGCGGGACGCCGTTCTTCACCCTGGCCCTCGGCTTCGTCGCCTTCACGCCCAAGGGGGCCAAGTCCATGACCTCGGAGGCGTGTGAGCACGACGTCCTCGGCGGTGACACGCTGGAGGTGGAGTTGCCCGCGTCCTGGCGCTTGGCGGTCCCCGAGGTCCGCACTGGGCCCGGCGCAGGCACCGGCACGACCGTCGCCCTGAACGGCAAGAAGGCGATCATCGAGGGCGCGCGTGCAGCGGTGCCGTCCAAGGTCGAATCCATGGCGCTGCGGCGCTGACGAATCAATGCGGCGGCGCTGAAAGCAGAAGCGCGAGTGTGGGAAGCGTCTGCGGACAACCCGGATCGGGCCCACGAGAACAGCCGGTGTCGCGCCCGGCCCGCATTGACCACTGTCCCTGCCCGCACCGAACGCCAACGTTTGTCGTCGGCCATTGATGTAGGTGCGGGCGGGGGCGGCCATCGGCGACAGCCCGTCGCGTTGACGCTCGATCGTTCGCGGTGGGGTGACGCTACCCGTGAGGATGCGTCGGCGGGCTGCCTCCCATGGCTCAGCAAAAGATAGGGCTGATGTCAGGAACGGTGACGGAACTGCATCCGGCTCCGGCCGGGCTCATGAGCGGCGGAGAGCTTCCCCACGGGAGCACCGATGTCTGGGCAATCCAGGCGCTCTCGTCGAGTCGCAAGGCTCACTTCTGGCGCAGGGTCGGCCACGGGTACCAGAGGGTTTGTGGCAACGAGTACGACGTTGCACCTGCCTTCTTGCGGAATGGGCAGAACCCGCTGTTCGCGCCCGGCGACTTCCCGAAGTGCAAGCGCTGCATGGATACGCTGCGCAAGGCCTCTCAGGAGGCCAGGATTTAGGGGTAGCGGCGGGGGAGCAGAAAACGCGCCGTCGAAGCTGGCGCCTATCCTCTACGTCAGGAAACAGGTGGAGGCGGCACATGCTCAAGGACACCGTCTTCACCGCCAAACTCGCCCACCTCCACAGCCTCCGCTCCGTCCGCGCGGCACCGGCCCAGGCCCTTGCCCATACCGCAAGCCGGGACGAGCGCCTGAGGATGGCAAAGGAGACCGAGAGGTGCCTGGCGAGGCTGAAGGGTGGCGATGCGAGGAAGGAGCCGCCTCAGTCGGCGATATAGGCAGTGGTGGGTCTGCACCGCGCCTCTGTCGCGTTCCCCTCGACGGTGATTTCCTCAAGGGCCTGATCACCAGCCGGCACCGCCTGCACATGCCCTGCGTTCGTTCCGACCGGCACGCCCCCGCGGTAAAAGTCGCACCGCATATAGGCTGAGATGGTTTGGTTGGACCTGTTGGTCACCACGACAAGCGCATGGCTGTAGCTGGTCCCAGGACGCAGCTCGTGAAGCTTCACGGCGACGTAGTCCAGCGACACCGTGGTCGTAGCGGCCGCCGGTGCGGCGATGATGGCTAAAGCGACGACGATCGGGAGCCTCATGGCAAACCTCAAGCGCGAGCGTTATCGAAAAGCGGACGCAAATCGCCGTGAGAATAACCCGTGGCGTCGCCTCTACAAGACAGCCCGCTGGGCGAAGACGAGGCTCCGCATCCTCGCTCGTGACCTCTACACCTGCCGGCGGTGCGGCGTCCTGATGACGAAGCCGAGCGCGGCGGTCGTCGACCACATCACGCCGCATCGCGGGGACCCGGCCCTCTTCTTCGACGAAGAGAACCTGCAGGCGCTTTGCAAGACCTGCCACGACAGCGGGAAGCAGAGCGAAGAGCGCCGGGGCTACAGCTCCGTGGTGGGCGAGGACGGGTATCCCGTCGATCCGCGTCACCCGGCAAACCGCTGAACAGGATCGCGCGCATGCAAATCAGTGATAGGCCCGAGGTCCTTCCGGTCCTTGCAGACCGCATCAAGCGCGCGGCGTCGGATCTCAACGCCGCGGCTAAGGAAGCGGCTGGAGCGGGACTCGTTGTGACCTTGTCGGTGTCTCAGTCCGTCGACGTTGTCGTCGGGCCGTTTGGCGATGCGGTCATGGCGAACGCCTCTGTTCGTCCGGTCGTGACCGTGAAGGTGGCCAAGGAGGAGGTTCTCTGATGCCGCTCCGTCCAGCCATGCGCATTATGGCCTTCCTCAATCCGCTCCTGGCGTGCGTGGGCCTCTGCATCTGGTTCGTTGCCGAGACGGACGAGCACAGAGTCAGGCCGGCCCGCGTGGTCGGCTTCAGGATAGGGCTGAGGCCCAGGGTGGGAGGTCGCTGACCGATGCCGATACCGCAATGGCGCCGGTACGAGCTGCCCTGGACCCGCACCGACGTCACTCGCCATCGCGTCGGGTGGTTCGGCCGGCTGATCCTCCAGCGGATGGAGCGCCGCGAGATCCGGGCCAGGTGGCTCTCGTTCGAGACCAAGGACAAGCACATCGGATGGGAAGAGCGATGGGTGGATGTTCGGGCCCGAGACGCGGATGCCAAGGGCGCCCTGCTGCGAAGAAATCTCGCCGAGGTTGATGGATTGCCGGGCTGAGACCGTCCGACCCTCTGCTCCACGCAACCGATGGGTGTAGGGTGGATCAAAAGTCCAGGGGCGAGGACATCCGGGACCGGCGGGGGAACTTTTCTTTAGAATTAGTTCGCTGGGGACGTCGCTATTCTGGGCTATTCCGGAGAAATGTAAATGGGTCTTCGGGGTCCTGGCGCATCTCGCATGCGGCTTGCTCGGGAGAAAGTCGAGCAGACGAAAAGAGCGCTTCCGTGGAAGAAGAAGGGATTGTCCAGGGTCGAGAGGATCGTCGCGTTCCTTGAGTTTCTCCCAGTGACGAAGGGGAAGCTGCAAGGGAAGCGAATGAAGCTTCTCCCAAACCAAAGGCGTTACGTCGAGCGGGTCTATGGGCGAACCGGGAAAGCCCGGACGAGGGTCGCGATCAAGTCGGAGCCACGGGGAAACGGCAAGACGGGTCTGATCGCCGGGTTGGCGCTTTGCCATCTTCTGGGGCCTGAAAGCGAGCCACGCGGCGAGGTCTACTCAGCGGCGATCGACCGGCAGCAGGCGGGCATCCTGTTCAACGAGATGGAGGCCATCATCATGGCCGTGCCGCAGTTCGCGGCGCGGGTGAACACGCAACGCTTCCACAAGCGGATGGAGGTGCTCGACGGCGACGGTATCGGGTCGGTTTACGAGGCGCTTTCGGCTGATGCCAGGCGGGCGCATGGCTTGGCGCCGTCGTTCTGGGTCTACGACGAGCTCGCTCAAGCGCGCGATGGCGAGTTGCTTGAGAACCTGCGCACCGCGATGGGTAAGCGCAAGGCAGCGCTTGGGATGGTGATCTCGACCCAAGCGGCGAATGACGACCACCCGCTATCCAGGCTGATCGATGACGCGGCCGAGGGGCATGATCCGTCGATCGTCCTGGACATCCAGAGCGCGCCGATGGAGGCCGACCCGTTCGCACCGGAGACGATCCGATCCTGCAATCCGGCGGCCGGCGTGTTTCTCGACCTGGACGACATCGTGGCTGAAGCTGAGCAGGCTCGACGGATCCCGATGTTCGAGCCGCGCTATCGGAACCTTCGGCTGAACCAGCGGATCGACGGGAACTCGGACAGCAGAATCGTTCCTCGGACGGTCTGGGAAGCGTGCAGGGCGGATCGCGATGTGGCCAAGCTGGAGGGCAGGGTTTGCTTCGGCGGGCTGGACCTGTCGGGAAAGCACGATCTGACGGCCTTGGTGCTCGTGTTTCCGGACGGGGAGAACGACGAGGGTTACGACCTTCTGTCGTTCTTCTGGACCCCGGAGGGAGCGCTGGCGCTGAGGCGTGAACGAGAGCGGACGCTCTTCCGCACATGGATCGACGGCGGGTTCATCACCGCAGTTCCAGGACCGGTCATCAAATACAGGTTCATGGCCGCTCAGTTGCGTGACCTTCAGCAACGCTTCGACATCCGGGCAATCGGCTTCGACCGCTGGCGGATCGACGACTTCAAAATCGACATGGCCGACGAGGACGTGAACCTGCCGCTGGAGCCCTACGGTCAGGGCTTCAAGGACATCTCGCCGGCGGTCGAGTTCTTCGTGGAATTGGCGCTGTCGGGCCGCATTCGGCACCGCGACAACCCGGTGATGAACTCGTGCGTCGTGAACGCGATCACCGTCCCAGACCCCGCGGGAAATCTGAAGATCGACAAGGACAAGTCGAACAAGGCGAGCTCGATACGGATCGACGGCCTGCAGGCGGCGCTGATGGCGCTCGGCACTGCGAAGCGATTCGACGAAACCAAGCTGGAAGAGGAGGCTGATGTGGATGACTTCCTGTCCAGCCCGGTGATGGTGATCTGATGAGCTGGATCGGTCGAACGATCAGGCTGACAGACGGGGGCTTCTGGAGGGGGTTCTTCGGGCTCGGGACGCATTCGGGCGAGACCGTCACTGCCGAGAAGGCGCTCCAGCTTGACGCGGTATGGGCGTGCGTAAAGCTGAAATCGGAGGCGGTGGGGACGCTTCCCTGCATGGTCTATGATGCCGACGGGCTTACGCCAGCCAAGGACCATCCGCTTTACGAGCTTCTCCACGACGAGCCGAACGCCGACATGACTGCGGTCGAGTTCTGGGAATGCCTTGAGCTGACCCTGATGCTCTACGGCAATTTCTTCGCCGAGAAGAAGACCAATGCAGGCCGCTTGGTTGCGCTCTACCCGCTGCACCCGGAGTGCGTTCGGGTTGAGAGGACGGCGAGCACGAACGAGCGCGTCTATCGAGTGATGGAGGAAGGGAAGACGCGGACGCTGACCGAGCGCCAAGTCTTCCACGTGCGAGGGCTAACGCCGCCGGGTAGCGACGTTGGCATGGCGCCGGTGACGTTTGCACGCCAGACCTTCGGAAATGCCATCGCGGCCGAGAAGACCGCCGGAAAGATGTTCGCGAACGGGATGCAGGCCGCGGGCGTGCTCTCCTCAGACCAGGTTTTGAAGAAGGAGCAGCGCGGGCAGTTGGCCGAGATCATGGGCCAATATGCGGGATCGGACCGGGCCGGAAAGCTCATGATCCTGGAGGCCGGGTTGAAATACCAGCAGCTCTCGCTGAACCCGGAAGATGCGCAGATGCTGGAGACGCGTCTGTTCGGAGTCGAGCAGATCTGCCGATGGTTTGGGGTTCCGCCGGTGATGGTCGGCCATGCTGCGAATGGCACCACCACATGGGGTTCTGGCGTCGAGCAGCTGATCCTCCAGTTCGTCAAGACGGGGCTCCGCCCGGACCTGAAACGGATCGAGGCCGCGATCCGACGCGATCTCCTCACACCCGAAGAGCGGAGGTCTCTGAAGGTCGAGTTCAACATGGAGGGCCTCCTCCGCGGCGATAGCGCGGCGCGCTCGGCCTTCTACTCGACCATGGTCCAGAACGGCATCTTGGACCGAAACGAGGTGCGGGCTCTTGAGAACCGCCCGTCCCGGCCGGAGGCAGGGCAACTCACTGCCCAGACGAACCTTGCCCCGCTCGACCAGCTTGGTGCGGCCGCATCGCCCGCTGGGCAGTTCGAGGGCTCCATGGTCGCAATGATCGAGGCCGCGGTGGAACGGCAGATGGCGAAGCAGCCGCAGACGAGGCAGACGCAATGAAGTACATGCACATCCTCTCGGCGTTCGCGGCGGAGCCGTGGGCGATCCAGCGCGAAAAGCTGGAAGCGATCACCGCGTTCCTGATGTTCAAAGCCGAAGGCGGGGAATACTCCGCCGATGAGATGGCCGCCAGGATCACGAACAAGCGCTCCGGCGAGGTGGCAAGCTCTCAGGGCGCGGTCGCCGTCATCCCGGTGCATGGTGTGTTGTCGCAGCGCATGAACATGATGGCCGATATCAGCGGCGGGACGTCCTACCAGGTGCTGGACGCGTCGCTCAAAGCGGCTATCGCCAGCGACGATGTGAAGGCGGTTGTCCTCGACATCGACAGCCCTGGTGGCAGCGTTCCAGGCACCGACGAGCTCGCGTCGGAAATTCGCGCGCTCCGTGGCGGGGACAAGCCCATCATCGCCCAGGTGAACAGCCTCGCCGCCAGCGCGGCCTACTGGCTCGCCACGGCGGCCGACGAGATCGTGGTGACGCCGTCCGGGCGCGCCGGCTCGATCGGCGTCTACACCTCGCACGACGACATCTCCAAGTTCATGGAGCAGCGCGGCGTCAAGCGGACCTATATCTCGGCCGGCCAGTACAAGGTCGAGGGCAATGAGGTCGAGCCGCTCGGCGATGAGGCGCGCGCCTACACCCAGGGGCTCGTGGACCAGAGTTACCAGCGCTTTGTCGCGGCGGTCGCAGAGGGGCGCGGCGTCACCAAGTCGCGCGTCCTCGACAACTTTGGCCAGGGCCGTGTGTTCGGCGCCGAGGGGCTTGTCGAACGCGGCATGGCCGACCGCATCGGCACCATCAACGAGACACTGGCGCGCCTCGGCGCGCAGACTGAGCCGGCGACGATCTCTCGCGTGAAGGCGGCCAATGCTGCCCGCGCGGAGGCCGCGGAGACGCTGGCGCACAAGCTTCGGGCCGGGGATCCGGTTACGAAACGCGAGTTCGAGCACGGCCTGAAGGGGGCCTTCGGGCTGTCGAACTCGGAAGCAGAGCGGGCCGCCCGGCTCTACTTCAAGACCGATCAGGGGGAGCCTGATGCTGCGGCGGAAGAACGGAAGCGCGAAGCGGCGGCGATGGACTCGTTCCTCGCCGAGTTGAGCAGCTTCGAAATCACCCCCCTGTAATTTCGGGACATACAAAATGGCAGACGACAACAAGCTCGCCGATCAGCTCGGCGAGATGCAGAAGGGCCTTGCCTCCATCAAGGAGCAGGTCGGCAACTTCGCGTCGGACATCACCGAGAAGGTGAGGGCTGGCGGCGATCTCTCCGCCGAACTCAAGGAGAAAACGGACAAGGCGCTCTCCGAACTCGGCGGCATCCAGACCCGCCTCGGCGACCTGGAGAAGAAGCAGGCCCGCGAGAAAGATCACGGTTTTCGCGAGGCGAAGTCGCTCGGCCAGATGGTCGTCGAGAGCGACGCCTTCAAAAATTCGAGCCTCGACGGAGCGTCTCGCGGCTCCTGCCGAGTGCGCATTGAGCGCTCCGACATCACCACTGCCACCGGCACGCAGGGTTCGAACACCTCGGCCGGCGCCAGCCTTGTCCCGTCTGATCGGCGTGCCGGCATCGTGGCACCGCCTAACCGGGCGATGACGATACGCGATCTCCTGATGCCGGGAACGACGTCGAGCAACAACGTCGAATACACCCAGGAAACCGGCTTCACGAACAACGCCGATGTCGTCTCCGAGACCACGGCCAAGCCGAAGTCGGACATCACGTTCGAGCTGGAGAACGCGCCGGTCCGAACGATCGCGCACTACTTCAAGGCATCGCGGCAGATCCTCGACGATGCGCCGGGTCTCCAGTCCTACATCGACGGCCGGGCGCGCTACGGCCTCATGTTCAAGGAGGAGGCGCAACTTCTGAACGGCGACGGCACCGGCCAGAACATCACCGGCCTCGTGACGGCGGCGACGGATTACTCGGCGGAGTTCACGCCTGTGTCCGAGCAGAACATCGACACCCTGCGCCTGGCGCTTCTCCAGGTGATCCTCGCGGAATACCCGTCCAACGGGTTCGTCCTCAACCCGATCGATTGGGCGCGGATCGAGCTCACGAAGGACGGTGAAGGGCGCTACATCCTCGGGAACCCGCAGAACGGCTCCCAGCCGCGCCTCTGGAACCTCCCGGTGGTCGAGACCCAGGCCATGGCGTCGGGTGATTTCTTGACGGGTGCGTTCAATATGGGCGCGCAGATTTTCGACCGCATGGACATCGAGGTCCTTCTTTCGTCCGAGAACGAAGACGACTTCATCAAGAACATGTTCACGATCCGCGCCGAAGAGCGCCTCGCGCTCGCGATCTACCGGCCCGAGTCCTTCGTCTACGGCCAGTTCACCGTGGCCTCGTCCGGCTCCTAAGCCAGACGACGTGACCACCGGCGGCGGATACCACCCGCCGCCGGCCTGATCCTGTGAAGCGAGGGCGCGATGAAGGTCAGAACACTCCGGACGATCACCGGCGAATATGGTCTCGCGCGCCGCGGCGCCGTGATCGAGATCGGCGAGGCGAAGGCGCGGCAGCTGATTGCCCGCGGCTTGGTTGCCCCCCTTGAAGTCGGCGCTGCGGCCGGCGAAGGGGAGGCCGCCGGCAAGGCATCGGCGGGCCCTTCCGAGGAGCCCCGGACTGGTGGCCCGACTGGCGAGGCGAAACCGCGGTCCTCGTCGCGGCGGGGCCGTCCGCGAAAGAAGCCCCTCTCGGAGACATCCGAGGGAAAGCCCGCGTCGTCGTCATCAACGACTCTTGGAGGCTCGCGCCGTGGGCGGACGTCCTCTACGCCTGCGACCTCGCATGGTGGGAGCGATCCCGCGGCCTCAAAGACTTCCCCGGACTGAAGATCAGCCAAGCCGCCGGCATCGACCAGAACAGGGACTGGCGAGTGCGCCGGATCAAGGTCGACAAGCGCCACGACACGATCCTCCTCGACCGCTTCGGCGTTGTCGGCTGGGGTGGCAACGGCGGCTTCCACGCGCTGAACCTCGCGGTCCAGTTCGGCGCCCGTCGCATCATCCTTGTCGGCTACGACATGACGCTCGCGAACGGCGTGCATTGGCATGGCCGCCATCCGCGCGGCCTCAACAACCCGACCGCCGGAAACGTCGATCGGTGGCGCCGCGTGCTTGATCAGGCCGCGGCGCCGTTGGCGAAGCTTGGCGTCGACGTCATCAACGCCTCGGCAGCCTCGGCGCTGAAGCTTTACCCGAAAACGAACTTGGTGGAGGCGGTCAATGGCGGTTGAGCTGGTGACGGCGCCGACGGTCCCGCCGGTGTCCCTTGCGGATCTGAAGGCGCATCTCCGCGTCGATCATGACGACGACGACGCCTACATCGCCGGCCTCGCGGAGGTCGCGACGGCCTCGGTGGAAGACTACTGCCAGCGCGCGCTCGTGGCACAGACCTGGCGCTGGGTTCTGGGCGGGTGGCCAAACGAGGGTGAGCGCGTCCCGCGCGCCCCGTTCGGTGAACTCGTCTCGATCTCCTATGTCGACGCAGATGGGGCAACGCAAAGCCTCGACGTCGACCAGTTCACGGTCGCGGGGGTTGAGAACCCGAGGATCTACAGGGCGGCTGGCGTGACCCTGCCGTCCGTTCGGTCCGGTCCGGTCGTAGTGACGATCACCTTCACTGCCGGGTACGAGCCCGGCAGCGGCGACGATACGTCAATCATTCCGGCTCCCCTGCGTCACGCCGTGGCGATGACGGTTGCGCACTTCTACGAGAACCGGGAGGCGACGCTGATCAATGTGCGCGGCGAAGACCTCCCGCGTGGGGTCGACCACCTTCTCGCTCGGTATCGGGTGTGGCTGTGAGCGGCATGTGGCCGGGCGCATTCGTCCATCCGAAGTCTCACGTGGACGGCAGCGTGGCCCTCGGCGAAGGCACCCACATCTGGCAGTTCGCTTCGGTCACGCGCGGCGCGGTCCTTGGTCGCGGCTGCTCGGTTAGCCCGTTCGCCATGCTGGACGGCTCGATCTATGGCGACCGGGTGGTGATCGGCGCCGGCGTGGCGTGCGGGCCCGGCTTCCTGGTCGGGAATGACGTCCACATTTGCCCGCATGTCCTCCTGTCCAACGACGTGTGGCCCTTCGCCTCAAAGGAGGGGTTCAGCTATGAGGCCCTCCGCTCGGGGGATCGCTTCGCCGTCGTCGTCGAAGATGGCGCGTTCATTGGCGCGGGCGCGAAGGTGATGGCCGGTGTCCGGATCGGCCGCGGCGCCGGCGTCGAGGCGAACGCGAAGGTCTACCGCGACGTGCCCGCCGGCATGCTGGCCCGTGCCAGCGGCGAGCTGACGCCGATCCCTGATGACTGGGCTGCGCGGCGTATGCGCTTCGTGCGGGAGAGCGCGCCATGCTGACCGTCGCCACACTGTTCTGGCAGAAGAACCGCCACTCCAAGACCTTCAGCCGGGACTATGACGAGTCGTGGGTGGAGAAGCTGTACCGCGGCTTCGCCCGCAACCTCTCCGACCCGTTCCGCTTCGTCTGCTTCACCGATCGAGAGCGCGAGTTCGCAGAGCCGATCGAGCAAGAGCGCATTCGGGACTCACACCCGTCTTACGCCACGTGCATCGAACCGTACCGGCTGGGCGTGCCGATGATCCTCGTCGGCCTCGACACGGTCGTGACAGGCAATTGCGACGAGCTTGCCGCGTACGCGATGGGCGCCAACCGGTTCGCCCTGCCGCGCGATCCGTATCAGCCAGGCATCGCCTGCAACGGCGTGGCGCTCGTCCCCGAGGGACACGAGGTGATCGCGCTCCGGCACCGGGGGCAGAACGACATGGAGTGGGTGAGGCGGTTCCCGCATCGGTTCATCGACGATCTGTTCCCCGGGCAAGTCGAGTCCTTCAAAGGCCGGGTCGAGGCGTCCGGCCTCGGCGACACCCGCATCGTCTACTTCCATGGCGACCGGAAGCCGCACCAGCTTGCCACCCCGTGGCTCGCCGAGCACTGGCGATGACGACGCTGATGCTCCAGCGGCGACGCTGGACAAGGGCAGTGCCTGTCGCCGCGGCCATCGGCATTTGGCTCGGCCTTCCCCTGGGATGGTTTTACCAAATGGACGAGGTCTGACCCATGGCGCGCACGGGGCACATGCGAGAGCGCGTCCGCTTCGATCGGCGCGGCGAGGTTGTCGACGACGGCTACGGGAACGAGACTGGCGAGTTCGAGCCGATCGCCACAGTGGCGGCCGCCATCTTCCCGATGAAGGGCAGCGAGCAAGTCCTCGCCGGCCGCCTGCAGGGGCGCGTGCCGGTGGAGATCGTCATCAGGTGGTCCGACGCGCTTGGCGACGGGCCAGATCGGCTCACGCCCAACGACATCGTCACCAACGTCCGGAACGGGGACGTCTTCAACATCCGCGCGATCGAGAACCGGGACATGAAACGGCAGTGGCTCACGATCACCGCCGAGGGTGGGGTGGCGGTCTGATGGTCGTGCGCATGAAGGTCGATTACAACCACATCCGCCGGCAGCTGAGGCGGCTTGAGCCGGAGGCCAAGAGAGAGGTCCAGGCATCCGTCGTGGCCGGGGCCGAGATGGTCGCGGCCCGCCAAAGGCAGATGGTGCGCCGGGTCAGTGGCGACCTCTACGACTCCATCGACGTCACGAAGCCGGGCGAGACGACGCCGCCCCACAGCCAGCCTGGCGGCGCGCGGCAGGCGGGCGAGTTTGAAGCCATCGTCACCGCGGGAAACTCGGGCGTGCGGTACGCGCACCTCGTCGAGTTCGGCACCCAGCCGCACAAGGCGGGGGGCATCTTCGAAGGCCTTGAGCATCCAGGCGCCAATGCTCAGCCGTTCTTCTGGCCCGGCTACCGGCTGGTTCGAAAGCCCGTGCGCGCCATGGTGAAGCGCAGTATTCGCCGCGCCATCAAACGGGCCTGGAAGGGATGAGCGCCGCCACTGCCGCGCTCGCTCTGCAGGGCGCCGTGAACGTCCTCTGGCGTGGCGATGCCGCCGTCACCGCGCTGGTGGGCACTCGGATCTGGGACGCTGTCCCGTTGTCGCGCTCGTTCCCGTACATCGAACTCGGCGAGGGGCAGGGCGTGGACATGGACGATGGGTGCAAGCCCGTCGAGCAAGCCTACCTCACGGTGCACGTCTGGTCGCGTGACCCGCAACAGAACCGCCTCATCGGCAAGGTGGAGGCGTGGACCATCATCGGCGCTCTCAAGAAGGCAGTCTGGAACGCGGACCGCCAGGGCACGCTCGTCGCGAGCGGCTGGATCATCTCACAAGCCAGAGTTTCCGGGGCGCGTGTCTTCGAGGACCCGGACGGCCTCACCCAACACGGCGTCCTGACGGTCGAAGCCGTCATCGAGCCGGCTGCATAGGAGAAGTAACATGGCGTCTCGAAACGTCGCGTGGCACGAATTCGTCGTGAAGCTGGGAGATGGGGACTCGCCGGAGGTGTTCGCGGCTCCGTGCGGCCTCACGTCGAAGGGCTTCCAGGGCACCACGACCAATAACGAATACTACCCCGTCGACTGCGATGACCCCGCCGCGGCGACCGATGCTGTTCGCAGCGTCTATGGCAAGTCCCGCACCATCACGGGCGAAGGGCAGATCAAAAGCGGTGTCGTCGCCACGTGGGACGATTGGTACGAATCTGCCGAGGCGAAGAACTGCCAGGTTCATCTGGTCGTTCCGGCCGGGGATGGCGGAGTCTATTGGCAGGGTCCGTTCATCCTCTCGAACTTCACCATCAACGGCGCGCGAGACGGCGAGGGCATCCTGATGGTGTCCGTCGAAATGCAGTCGGCCGGGCCCATCACGCGGTCGGCTCAGCCGGCTTGATGAGCAACTGGCAGGGCCGCGTCGAGCTTCTGTTTGGCGGGGAAGCTCGGCCCTTTCGGCTCGGGAACCGCGAGCTGTTCATGCTGCAGGACCGGACCGGCGTCGGCCCTGCCGCTCTATGGACACGCCTTCGTGCCGGCACGTGGATGCTCGGCGACGTCCGGGAGATTATCCGCCTCGGCCTCGAAGGCGCCGGCATGAAGCCGAACGAGGCCATCAAGCTGGTGGAAGCCTACGTGGACGCGCGGCCGCGGATGGAGTGCGTCCCCACCGCGACGGACATCATCGCCGCCGCGCTCTGGCTTCCCCCTGATCTCGATCGCTCGCAGGGAAAAGGCGAGAGCGACGGGACGAGGAAGGCCGACTCCCCGTCGCCATGATCTACGGCAACGCGATGGCGATGGGCCTTTCTCCCCTCGACGTCGACCGCATGTCGCTGGCGCAATGGCTCGCTGCGCAGGACGGATGGATACGTGTCCACGGTGAGGACGCGCCGCCGGAGATGAGCACCGAGCGCTTCCTAGAACTCCTGGAGACCTACGGCTGATGACCGACGATTCCGAGGGCCTTGCCGTCGCGGTCCAGGCCAACCTCAAAGACTTCAACCGCGCGATGGGGCAGATCGAGACTCGCATCCACGGGATGGAGAAGAAGATCAACTCCGACATGCGCAAGGTCGAGACGAGCACCCGGCGCGCCGCCCGGAAAATGGAGCAGGAATTCAGCCAGGCCACAGTCGGCGTGGCCGGCAAGATTCGATCGCTCCGGACGATGACCGGCGACGCGCGCAGCATGCTCGGCGGCGCTTTCGGCGCGATCAGCGCCATAGGGCCCGGGACGGGTGTTCTCGGCGCGGTGGGTGGCGTCGCTGCCGGCGCGGCGCTGGCCGGCATCGTGCGCCAGTCCGAGGCCATTGCCGACCTCCGTGCCGAGGCCGAGCGGGCGGGCCTGACCTTCCAGGACTTCCAGTCCCTGAAATTCTCGTTCGAGCAGGAGCGCGTCTCGATCGACGCCCTGACCGACGGCTTCAAGGAGCTGCAGCTTCGCGCGGACGAGTTCATCAAGACTGGAAAGGGTTCCGGCGAGGAGATGTTCAACCAGCTCGGCTACAGCGCGACGGAACTCGCGCGCCGGCTGGAAGATCCGAAGGAGCTATTCTTCGACATCATCGACCGCATGCGAAACATGAAGCGGTCCGAGCAGATCCGCATCTTCGACGAGATGTTCGGTGGCACCGGCGGTGAGCAGTTCATGCAGCTCATGAGCGCGTCCACGGATGAGCTGCGTCGCTCGGCCGAATTCGCCGAGAGGAATGTCAACCTCACCGACGAGATGGGCGAGAAGGCGGAGCGCGTCGCGCGGGAGTTCGCGACGCTCGGCGACGTGATCGGGAACGCGATCAGCAGTCGGCTCGTCGACGTCGGCGACGTGCTCGTCGACATCGGCAAGACGATGAAGGGCCTTGTCGAGTCTGCGAACGAGTACGCCGAAGCCATGTCCCGCGGCACGCCAGAGCGCCGCTTGCGCGAATATGAGCAGGACCTCGTGATCGGGCAGGAGAACCAGCGCGCTCTCCAGGCTGGCCGTGAAGCTGCCGCCGCCGCGACCTTTGGCCAGAACATCGACCTTGGCATCCCCCAGGAATACCTCGACACGCTGGAAGAGCAGACCCACGAGCTGGAGAACCACGAGGAGACGTTGGCCCGGATCGGCGGGCTTCTGGCGCGGGCGAACGAAATTTCGTCGTTGAGCGACGCCGAGCGCGGTGGCGAGAAGATCGAGGAGATGCGCCGCCTCTCAGAAGAGCTGAAGAACGAGCTCGTCCGTGCCGCGGCCGAGATGCTACGCCTCGGGCAATACTCGGACGCCGTGGCGGCGCAGATGCGGGAGATGGCCTTCCCGACGACGGCGCCCCCGGGCATAGGTCCGTCCGGCTCCGCCGGTGCTGTGCCGACGGATTTAGGCCGCCGGGTATCGAGCCAGAACGTCAACGTCGCTGGGTTGAAGCCCGCCGTCACCGCCGCCGTCACCGCCGTTTTGTCCCAGTTTCCTGAACTGAGGGTCTCCTCGGCATATCGCTCGCCGGAGTACAATGCGCGTGTCGGCGGCGCCCGCAACAGCCGTCACACTCACGGCGACGCCGTCGACCTCATCGGGGTCAACGCTCAGAACGTCGCCGCGATCGTCGGGGCCCTTCAGTCGCAGGGCTTCCGGGGCTTCGGCTACTACAACAACGGCAGCCTCCACGCGGACATGGGCGCCCGCCGCGCATGGGGACCCGATCGGACGTCCGGGTCGCTCGGTCGGACGCCTTATGCCTTCCAGCAGGCGGTGGCTTATGGGCCGTCGGTGGCAGACATCCCGCCGGCACAGCGGCTTGCGATGTCGGACGCCGCCTACCAGGACCAACTCAAGGGGTCGGAGGCGGCGTCGAAAGCGGCAGCCGCCGACTCCGCGAAGCGCGACGAAGAACGGGCTCGCCGGGCAGAGGCGATCGAGGCCGTCAACCAGAAGATCCGTGAGGGCATCGAGCTTCAGCAGATCGAAGCGGAGATGCTGAAGGAGGGCAAGCTCTCTCACGACGAGATCAGCGCCGCGCTCGAACAGGAGAGGGAGTCGCGTCAGCGCCTGGATGAGCTGCGGGCGGCCGGTGTCGAGGTGAGCCCCGAAATGGAGGAGGCGATCCGCCGCGAAATCGCGCTGAAACACGAGCTGATCGCCGCCAACGACCGTCTCCGTGATGCGAACGAAAGTCAGCTCGAGCGCATCGGCGAGTTGAAGGACGCGTTCGCCAGCCTCGGCGAGTCGGCGCTCGACGATTTCTTCGCGATCATCGAGGGGTCGAAGTCGGCGGAGGATGCCATCAAGGGCTTGGTGAAGCAGATGGCGAAGATGGCCCTGCAGGGCGCCCTGTTCGGCTCTGGACCGCTGGGCCAGTTCTTCGGCGGCGGTCTTCTCGGCGGCTTCGGCAAGCGTGCTTCGGGCGGACCGGTCTCCGCCGGCCACGTCTACCAGGTCAACGAGGGCGGCCCGGAGCTGTTCGTGCCGAACCAGTCCGGCCGGATCATCGACGCCTCGCGCACCGCGGCGGCGCTGAACGCGGCGGGGCGGCCGTTCCAGAAGGCGGGCGGATCGACACCGTTGTTCAGCATCACGAACACCTACAACGGCGAGACCATCGACACGCGCATTCGTCAAGTTGCCGGGCCGATGGCCGAGGCCGCGGCGGGGCGCCACGCCGACAACGTGCGCAGCGAGGTGCCGTCCATGGTCGACGCTCGCAACCACCAGCGCGAGACTCGGCGCACCGGCACCATCCGTTCGCGGCGCGGGCTGGCCTGATGCCTCGCCTCGTCGATTGGCCACTATCGATCCCGTTCTCGGCGATCGACGGACCCTATGGCCCCGCGTCGGTCAACTCCGGTACGCAGACCGCGCAATCGGGCCTGGAGGCGTCCTACTCCACCCCCGGCGCGCCGTGGCGGTTTCGCATGTCGATGGGGCACATGCAGCGCGGTCTGGCGCGCCTGGCGCGGGGGACGCTCTATTCGGGCGCCGACGGGGCCAACTGGTATCGGATGCGGTTCACGCCTGGCGCGCGCCGCACGTTGGCCGAGGCCGGTGCCACCACCGTCACCTGGGACGACGTGGAGTGGTCCGAGGGCGGCACGTGGGGCCTATCCTATCCGCTCGTGACGCCCGCCGTGTTCATGCCCGCCGACACTGCCGTCATCACCCTCACCTCCGAGGCGTGGGGGCATGACCTGGAGATCGGTGAGTTCATCGGCTGGACGGGGCACTTCGGGGCTTACGTCATCGAGGAGATCTTCGGCGGCGGGCAGTATCGCATTTGGCCGCCGCTCCGGTCCGCCGTGGTCGCGAGTGAGCAGCGCTGCACGTTGGAGCCGGTGATGGCCGTGAAGCTCGTCTCGAACTCCTACAACATCGGGATGAGCGGCATCACGGCGAGCGGCATGTCGGCCGAGTTTATCGAAGTTTTCGATTATCAGGTCCAGGAACAGGCGACCTAAATGGCCCGCATCCCGGTTGACCAGATCGCATTGCTGCGGGCGATGCACGCGAGCCCGTGCCTGTTTGCCGACGTGCAGTTGCCCAGCGGCCGGCGGCGCTACTCCACGGCCATGCGCCGCCTCACGGTGGGCGGGTATCAGTGGGAGGCGATCACCGACCCAATCTTGGGGCGGCTGGTGGGCGTTGGGCCGATCACGGAGCCACGCTTCGGGCAGGCGGCCAACGTTGACCTCATCGTCGGCGGGGTGGGAGAGGACTGGCTTGGCGATGGTGTACAGGGCGCGCAATGCGACCTCTACTGGTGCATCCACGATCCGGAGACGGACGCGCCGCTGGCGGGGCTGACGCGCCTCATGCGAGGGCGGCTTTCGTCGCCGCGTGAGTTCGCGAGTGCGCTTGTCACCCGCGCCATCCACATCAGCGTTGAGCCGCGCATGGCCGCGCTGAATTTCGGGGAGACCAGCACGCGCTGGACCAACGCGGCCCACATGCGCCTGTGGCCGGGTGATCGGATCTTCGAATACCTCGGCGCCGAATTCACGGAAACGTATAAGTCGTGACCCTCTCTCTCGTGGAGCGGCTGAAGCCGCGTGCCGACCGCCTCGGGCCGTACCTGGCCGAGATGGAGGAGACGCCGTTCGCCTGGGGCACGGCAGACTGCACGACCTTCGCGGCCGAGTGGGTGGAGATCGCGCTCGGCATCACTCATGGGATCGACTGGCCCGTCTACTCCACCAAGGAGGAGGCGGCGGCGATCGTCGAAGCCGCCGGCGGACTGGTGGAGTTGTGGCGCTCCAAGGCGCCGGGGCTCGGCCTGTTCGAGATCGACCCGCGACACGACGATCCGGTCCTCGGGGACATCGGCATCGTGGACACCATGCGCAACGGCGCCATCGGCGGGGTCTTCGGCCACGGCGGCTGCCTCTACGTCCGCACGCCGCAGGGCACCACCATCCTGACCCGCCACATCCTCGCTGCGTGGAGGCTGCCGGAATGATCCGTCTTGCGCTCCTGTCCGCGATGGCGCTCGTCGCCTTGACGGCGCCGGCTGATGCCGGGCCGCTGGTCGGCGGGCTTGGTGTGATCGGGACGGCGCTGTCGGGAACGCTCGGCAAGGTGCTCCTCACCGGGGCGTCCGTCGCCGCGCAGGTCTTCCTCGGGCGGCAGAAGAAGCCGCCGAAGCCCGATGATCTGACCCGCACCGTAGAGGGTGAGGAGGGGGAGGGTTACATCGCAGTCGGCCGGATGCTCGTCGGCGGCAAGCGCGTGTTCGGCGGCAGCAAGAGCGTCTGGACCTATCGCGTCATCGCGCACGCCATCGGCCCGCTGGTCGCGATTGAAGAGTTCTTCTACGGCGGCCAACCAATCATCGTGGAGGGGTACGAGGGCGCCGACGACAGCAAGTATGTGTCGAGCCCGCCCTATGCGACGAAGACCGATTACAAGTCCTTCCTCCGCATCCAGACCCGCTTCGGTTTGCCCAACCAAGCCGCGTTCGGCCGTCTCATTGACGCCTTCCCGACGCAGTGGACGGAAGACCACAGAGGGCGGGGGGTCGCTGTTTCGCTCATCACCCTCATCTCACCGGGGCAGGGGAACGAGGCACAGCAGGAAAAATTCAGCAAGGTTGTCGGCAACGGCATCAAGGACTTCCAGATCCTCGGCCGCTGGCAAGAGCCCTACGACCCGCGGCTCGAAGCGAACGCGTGGACCGTCAACGGCGCACTGGTCGCCCGGTGGGCACGTGAGCAGCTTCCCGGACACGCCGAAGATGAGGAGTTCGACGACGACGCGCTCGCTCTGATGGCGGATGAGGCCGAGGTCGAAGTGCCGACCATCCGCCCGATCGACTGGGACGGGCGGGTCGAGATCATCGACGACGAGGGCGAGAACACCAGCGACGGCGGCGCGACGGTCAGCGGCACGTGCGTGGCCGAGTACGACTATGCCTACCGGGTGTTCTCGTGGACCGGCGAGAGCACGTCCAACGTCCACCCGCTCTACAGCTTCGATGGCGTGCTGGAGCCGGGCATACCGACCAAGATCAAGCTGACCCTCTCGCGGGACGCCGAGCTGTTCAACTCCGTCCGCTTCGGGTCTGTCGCGCCGACCGTCACCCGCGACGAGGCTGGCACATACGAGGGTGATGACGTCCGCATCCTGGAGTTCGAGGGGACGCCGGACGGGGAAGGGCTTCACCTCCGCTTCAACGGGTCGAGCACCGGCGACGAAGGCCAGGTCAAAATCGACTGGCTGGAGATCCAGCTATTCGACGTGCGCCCGCGTTCCGTCGCCTCTGGCGGGGCCGAAGGCCCGATCGACACGGATTGGGTGCAGGCCCTCTATGACAGCGTAGGAATTGAGGAGGTCGAGAATGACGCCGGCCAAATCGCCTACCGCTGGATCTGGGATTTCGAGAGCGAGTTCACGCTGGAGCCGGACGACATTCTCGACACGGACATCCAGTGGAGCCCGGACGGTCCGGAGCTTCCGAACTCGGTGTACCTCCGCTATCTGGAACCGCGCCGCCAGTATGGGATGACCGAACTCCCGCTGGACAGCACCGACCACATCACGAGGTCCCAGAGCGGCCCCGCATGGGCGAACGACGAAGCAATGCGCGCCATCTACGGCAAGCGGGAGAACAAGTTCGATCTGCCGTTTTGCCCGGACCCGATCCAGGCGTGCGAAGCCGGACGCATCCTGCATAGTCTGGACCGCGCGGCGTTCGGGACGATCGTCACGCGCCTGCCGGGACTGCTGGCATTCGGCCGGCGGGTGTTCACGGCGCACCTCCACCCGCGCGTCCCCGGCGGCGCCGTGCGTGTGGTCCGCTGCTATGCCTACGATCCGCCCGCCTACGACAGCACGTCGAATAGCGTCACGATCCCGGTCAAGGTCATCCCTGACGATCTGCTTGATGTTCCGTTCGACCCCGAGGTTCACGGGTGCTTGCCGGCCCCGAAGATGCCGGTTCCGCCGTTCGCGGCCGAGCTGACGAAGCCGGACCCGCCCTTCAGCGCATGCTGGATCAAGTATCAGCCGGGCGGAGACATGAGCGGCGCCTACGAGTTCCGGCTGCGGTTTTCGCCCAATGGCGTGGAGCCCGTGGAAGGCACGGACGGCGGCGGGCCGGCGCAGGCCGAGGCGACGTTCCGCACCTACACGGCCGGTGAGCCCGATCTGTGGCGGTCGATGGAGGAAACCTATTCCGATCGCGGTGCCGCCGTGGAGACGATGCGCTTCGGCTGGCGCCAGTTCGACCCGGCCGACCCCGAAGACCGCGACCTGCGGGGCGAAGCGCTGGACACCCGCGTCCGCTTTTTCGACACGAAAGACAACCCCAGCGACAACTCGAACCTCTTCGAGGTCGCATCCCTCGCCGTCGACAACACCGAACCCGATCCGCCCACAGGGACCGTCATCCCGAATTTCGACGACGGCGAGGGTGGGACGTTCACGACCGCGCCAACTGTCGACATCCAGATCGCCGTGGAGCGGAATATCTCGGCCGTCCGCTGTGTCGTCGAGATGGCGTCCCCACCGCTGGGCACGAGCTACGCGGTGCTGGCTGAGGTGGATGTGAGGCCCGACGACGTGTTCGAAGTGGTGGATGTCAACGTGAGCACCACAGGGACGTACAATATCCGGGCGCGCACAGAGACCACGGACGGGACCGCGTCCGACTGGTGGGAAACGACGTACACCACCGCGGAGCCCCCAGGGTCCTGACAGAGGCAGGTTCGCAAAAGTGACCGTCGGAGCCGAAGCCCCGACGGCGTAGGAGGGTCAGGTGTCAGGCTTCAAAGTCGCTGACGAAGCGGTAATGTCCCTTTGGGATGGGCTTTGCCGAGAACTTCATGATCTTGCTCCGAGTAGCGGTCTTGCGGAGCGTTTCCTGGAACGAGCGCGCTGCGACTTCCTTCGCATGCTCCTTCGCTTCCCGGATGATGTTCTCACTGGTGTCACCCTCCCCGCAGTTGGGGCAGGCGAACCAGTCCTCTGCCTCACCCTCACGGACTGGTTCAGGGGGGAGATGACATCGCGCGCAAAGCACTTTTACGCTTTGAGTTGCCATTAGTCGGCGTCCTTTCGCTTCATGCGTGGACGCCTTGACAACCGATTCATGAGACTCAATATCTCATTGCGTACGAACCGCTCCCCGGCGCCCACTACGCTTGGGGATCTGAAGCCCGGACCGTTGGAGCGGTCCGGGCTTCGTCATGTCTGCGTGCAATTTGGTGCTGGTACAAAAACAGCACAAGGGGCGGGTCTGGAATCTTAGATTTCAGCTTACGTTTTTCACAACCGCCGCCACGATCCCGAAAATCCAAACTGATCCCGCCGCCCGCTGAGGCGGCTATTTTCGTTGCGAGGACGCATGAACGTCACCGACGCTCAAATGCTGCTGGCGCGCGCCGGCTACTACGCTGGTGCGATCGACGGGGATGCCGGGCCGAAGACGATGGCCGGGGCGCAAACGCTCCTGATCCGCCGTTCCGATGAGGTGGCGGGCAACTGGCACGCTTGGCCGGAGAAGCGCCGTCTCGTGGCGGCCGGCCAGTTGGTCCTGAAGCACGCGGGCTATGAACCTGGTGTGATTGATGGGTTGAGCGGGCCAAACACCGGCGCAGCCCTAGAGCGTTTCCGGACCTACGTTTCGCTGGGGTCCGAGCCCGAACCGTGGCGTGCTGAAAACGATCCTGATGAAGAGGGAGCGATCCTCTTCACGTCGCAGGTGTGGCCTCGCCAGAACGCTGTGACGGCCTTCTACGGTCAGGCGGGTGGCCCGCAATGCACCGCGGGCAAGGTGAACGTGCCGTTCCGGCTCAAGATCGCCTGGAACAAGACGCAGCAGGTTTCGCGCTTCTCCTGCCATGAAAAGGTGGCCCAGCCGATGGAGCGGGTCTTCCAGCGAATCGCGGATGCCTATTCCCAGGCCGATATCTCGCGCCACGGCTTCGACCTGTTCGGCGGCTGCTACAACTACCGCAAGATGCGCGGTGGCTCGTCCCTCTCCATGCACTCATGGGGCATCGCGATCGACCTAGACCCCGAGCGCAATCAGCTCAAGTGGGGCAAGGACCGCGCCTATTTCGCCCGGCCGGAGTGCGCCGAATTCCTGCGGTGCTGGAAGAGCGAGAGCTTCGTGTCGCTAGGGGCGGCTCGGGATTACGACTGGATGCATTTCCAAGCCGCTCGCCTCTGACACCCTCCGGCACGCGCTCGCGGGCGCCGCGTGCCGTTCCGATAGCCCGCATCTCTCACAACAGGTGAACCCTGATGGTGAAACGAACGCTCTTTGCCGCGGGCGGGCTCGTGCTCGTCTGCACCCCAGCGATGGCGGCGGACTTCGCCCCGGCGGTCGATATGATCGTGGAGACGGTGGCGATGATCATCGCTACGGCGGTCGGCTCCGGTCTGCTGTGGCTCATCGCCAAGGCATCGGCCTACCTCCAGCGCCACGGCATCAAGCTTGAACAGGAGGCTCTGAACGCTGCGGCCGGCCGTCTCCAGGTGGGGCTTGAGCGCAAGCTCCGCGCGGAGATCCGCAGCCGCATCCCCGGCTCTCTCGACGTCAACGCCAAGCACGAGGTCGTGGCTCGGATGGCGGACTACGTCGCCAAGCAGTTGCCGGACACGATCAAGGCTCTGGGCATGGACCGGGACAACGTCAAGCGCCTCTCCAAGGAGATGGTCGACGACTATCTGGGCAAGGAGGGCCTGACGTGAAATTCCGCCGCCGCCATCACCGCATTACCGGGGGAGGGCGCCGTTTCAACGGCGTCCTGATGTGACCATGTTGATCGTCAGGCGCATGGCGAGTGGCGTCCGCGCGCACTTCGGCCTTCGCGTCACCGAGTGGGTGATGCTGGCGCCGATGTTCGGTATCGGCCTGGTCCTCACCTTCCAGCCTGACACGTTCGCCGTCAGCCCGTCTTTTATGGGCCTCGCCAGGTGGGCGGACGAAATCCTGTGGGGCGCGCTCGCCCTGCTCTGCACGCTCATTCGGCTGGCTGCGCTCGGTGTCAACGGCACCTTCTCGGCTTTTCCATATTCACCGCACATTCGCGCGGGCGCGGCATTCGTCGGCGCCGTCTTCTGGGGGCTCTTCGCGTCCGGCTTTACCGATTCGGCCGTCAATGACGGCGGCGCTTGGACGGGCTCTATCGCCTACAGCACCTTTGTTTCCATCGAGATGGTCAACGTGTGGCGCGCGTCCCTAGACGTCGGGCGTCATTCGGCAGCGCGCTGATGGAGCAGCTACCGCTGAACGAACTGCTCGCAGCAGCGGCGTTCTTCGTCGCGAGCATCCTCGCCCACCTCGGGTTTCGTCGCGGCAAATCCGTCCCGCATGAGACGGAGCAACTGGAGCTGGCCGGCGCCGTCATTGACAACCACATGGCCGAACGCCTTGAGGCGGCGGTCACCGCCAGCACGGCTGCGAATCTAAAATTCGCCGATGCGCTTGAGCGCAAGATCGCGGCCCAGGTCGAAAACACCAAGATGGTCGAGCGCCTGTCCAACGACATTCGCGACCTCACGACAGAGGTCATCCGCTCCGGTCGATCCTCTTAGCCTTCTCGGAATTGTGTCGTTTCCGCGCCCACTCCACGGCGCTGACCTGACCCGCTGAGCCGGACAGCCCAACCGGCACCTCCCCAAAAATCAGACCCGACCGCTCGCCCATAGGAGCAGACCATGGCGTTTACCTGGACCCCTGACGATCTCAGCGTCCCCGCTGGCTTTTCGCGCCTGCAAACGATGCTCTACGAGCTGCAGCAGGTCGCCAAGACGCAGGGCTTTGACCTGTTCGCCACCGTCTCGGCGGCCAACAGCGCGGGCGGCACGGACGGCGACAAGGCGATCATCGTCGGGGACACCGCGTCGAACAACGGCTACTACGAGCGCACGGGCGGCGCGTGGGTCCGGCGCGGTCCCCTCGGCGGGATCGGGCTGGACGTGTCCACCTATATGAGCGGCATGTTGGAGGACGAGACGGCGACCGCCGCACTCACCACCCTGGGCGTCGGGGCGACTGGCAAAGCGCTGTTTGAGGCCGCGACACAAGCGACCGCGCGCACCGCTCTGGGCGCCACGACCACAGGCTCGGCTCTCATAACAGCGACGGATGCGGCGGCGGGTCGGACCGCAATCGACTCCCAGCGCAAAGACCGTGTTCACACCAATATCGCTTTAGCGGCCACGACCAGCCTCGCCCCGGCAGCGGGCGCTTTCGTCAGCCTCACCGGAACGGGCGTCACAGTCACCAGTTTTGGAGTCGCTGGAGATGGGGACCGCGTAGCGATCCGCTTCGTGTCGGCGGGCAACACCATCACCCACAACGCGACCTCGCTCCAGATGCCCGGCTCGGCCAACCGCGTCACGCAGGCAGGTGACCGCGCGGTCATGCGGTGCCTGGATGGCGCCAACGGGTATTGGACCTGTGAGAGCTACGAGTCGGCCAGCGGCAAGGCCATCGCGCTCGAAGCCGTCTATGCCGCCTCCACCATCGCCAGCGCCTCCACGATCGACATCGGGGCGGTCCTGGCCGAGACGGTGACCGTCACCGGCACCACGACGATCACGGGTCTCGGTACGGCGGCCAACGGGGTCAAGCGGTCACTGGAGTTTGCCGGCGCGATGATGCTGACGCACAACGCCACGTCGCTCATCCTGCCGGGCGGCGTCAACATCGTCACCGCTGCCGGCGACACCGCGCATATGCGGTCGCTCGGGTCGGGCAACTGGCGGTGCACCGGATACACGCGGGCGAGCGGAAAAGCTATCGTCGGGGCAACCACGACAGGAGAGCGGGGCGACGTCACGCCGATCGGGCAGGCCGTTGTGACCGCTGCCGACGCTGCTGCGGCCGTCGTGCCTCTGCGAGACGCTATCAACCCGGCCTCTGTTATTGCGCCGCTGTTCGATGGGGAGGTGACAGGGTTCGACATGGTATTTCGGCGTCCGGCACCATTTCGCATCTTATCGAAAAGGAACGGCACCGTATTCCCTTATTCAGTCCAAGATATCATCACAAATGCGACGGGATCTCCGACCCAGGTCATAAACGAGGCAGGAGAGCGCGTTTACGCCCCGCACAACCTTTTCCTGAACAGCGAGACGATCACGGACCTGATGTCGCTCTCTGTTGTCGCAGGAGCGCAGTATACCATCAGCGTCCGCGGCGGCGGGGCGGTAAATGTTCAGAACGCCTCATACGCGGACCTGGGCATCGCGACAGCGGGCAGTCCGGCGACCGTGACCTCACCCGACTCGACACTGCGCTTTAGGATCTGGGGTGCGGTATCGGATGTCGAGGCGATCCAGGTCAACTACGGCCCGACCGCGACTGAGTATGTCCGCACCACGGGTGCGTCAAAATATTGGCCCCCAGTCTCGAAGCACCCCACGTCTGGAGACATGTGCCTGCTGTCCGAGCCCGCGCGGGCGAACTACTTTCTGCAGAGCGCCAGCCCGGCGACTCAGGCCATTTCACTCGCGGCCGGAACTTACACGCTGTGGGTCGAGGGCAGCGGCTCGGCTGCGCTTTCCGGCGGCCCGACCGGCACCGCGACCGCAGGCTCACCCGTCACT